CTTTGGACCAATGATCCATCGCCGCCAACTCCGGGTACATCCCGATCTGCCCCAGGAACACATCCAGTGTCGCGGCAGCATCGGCTAGAGCCCCGTGGGCGCCATCGTGCTCCCGGCCGCAATACTTCCGCACCGCGTCCTCCAGCTTCTTGGGTTCCTTCTTACTGAAGATCCCGAAGCAGTCGATAACCCGAACCCCGGTGAGATCGAGCTTGTGTCCGGCTCGGCGCAGTTCCTCGTCCAACATTGGAAGGTCCATGCGCCATGGGTTGTATCCGGCCAGATCCTTACCTGCTATCGATCTGGCCACCTTACCGGCGTAGTCGGCGAACAGTGGGCAGTCCTTGACGTCCTCGTCGGTGATTCCGTGGACCTCCGTTGAGGCCGGCGGAATCGGCATCTCCGGGTTGAACCGCTTGCTCCACGGCACCCTCTGTCCATCCGGGAGGTAGGCCACCATGCCTAGCTCGACGATCCGGTCATGCACCGGGTCAACCCCGGTGCTTTCGATATCCAGGAATACTATAGGCCGTTCGATCTTCACTTGTTCCCCTTTACTCTTCGGCGCCGCTCGGCCTCCAGATCCCGCAGCGCCCGCAGCCTGACCCGGCCTTGAGCTTCCCCACCATCCCAGCACCCAGACCGCTCCATGGACTCCAGTTCCGCCAACTCCTCCAGAGTCCGTATCCTCCGGCTGTAAGATCCTACCTGTTCCCACCGGCCGGAGAGGTGGGCCACCACCGCAATCAAGAGTGGAACCACAATGTGGACTACTATCAGCACCGGTCTCGTCGTTGGAATCCAGTCGCTCATTTTTCTTCTCCCCTTATCACCGCCGCTAAGGCGACGATCTTCTGTTTGGCAGTGGCGTGGAGTAACAGCCAGCGCTCTGTAGTCACCTTCGGCCATCCGGTAGATCGACTCCCGGCTCAACTGGGACGGGCTGCACCCCTCCAACCTGCCGGCCGCCTGAATCCGGCGTTCTTCAATCTCCAACCGGGTCATAGTATCCACCAACCCTTCACCAGTAAGACTACCGCCTGCGCCACGTTCAGGCTGATCGACGCGAGCAAGAACCACCACAACCGGCGGTCCCGCTGCTTCACATGTCGCACCTGATCCCATGCCATCCACAACTCGTCCTGCTTCCGTCGCATCGTCGAACGACTCACCACTCCTGCCATATTGTATCCTCCGGCCATCACGCCACCCCCATCACGTCTCTCGCCCGCAATAAACAACTCTCCGCCGTAGGAGCATGGAACGACTGCTCCAGCGCCTTATCGAAGTCCGTCCGTAGCGGAAACGGTTTACACTCCACCGGCCGATACCCTAATGTCCGCAAGTCGCTCTCCCCCATCACCGTGTACGGCCGCGTTGTCCAGCTTGGCCGGCGGATCGCAAACGTCACGCTCGTCCGTTTGTGGTGGCTAACATCCCTCACGATCCGCAGAAGGCCAGCCCCCGACTCTAGCACGTCACCCTTCTTGATGTTCTTGATCCAGTCTGATCCCATTACGCCTCCTCCCGGCCAACCGCTCCTGCCTCCGTATCCCCGCCGCCAATGCCACACGAGACACCCACTGCAACCGACACCCCTCCCGCAACGCTACCTCTTTATAAGGTTGTCCCGCCCGAATCCCATCCAGTATCCGGTTCCGCCGGTTCAACTGCTCTAACCCCTTGGTAGTCACACCACCTCCCGATCCTTCTTGCGCTGCAATCGGTCGATCTCGGCCGCAATCAAGGCTCCGGCCTTCACAAGGTTACGGATCGGATCGGGCGACGGCTTCCACCAGCGAAGATCCCACGGCCACGACAATGGACGCGGGTAGTCCGAGTGCTGTATCTGGCACACCGCGTTTCCCGCATAACTCACCGCCGCCTGCGTCAGGTCTCCGAAGCGGTGCTCGTCGTCGTGCTCGGCCGTCCACCCCTCCACAGAAACCTGCCTCTCCCTTTCTGCCGATATCCTCTCGATGCCCGTCATGCTATACCACCTCCTGTATCTCGAACCGCCACGCCCGCTCCTTCTCCATCGAGAGGGCCATCTGGACCAGCCACCTCAGATTTGTCACCGTCTCCGGCAAGCCATCCACCGGCCACAATCCCACCGGCTCATCCGTACACGTCTCCAGATTCAAGATCGCGTCCGAGAAGCAGAGGAAGTAGTGGACCTGGAACGTAACCTCTCCCGGCGTCTTCTCCGACCCGGAGATCGTCGCGAACTGGCGCCACCGCACCAACCACTCCCGCGACGGCAGACTAACGCCAGCTTCTTCCAGGAACTCCCGACGCATCGCTTCCTCTACCCTCTCTCCTAGTTCCACCTTCCCACCAACCCCGTTCCACTTCCCAGCCTGCCACTCCGGCCGGTTCTTATGGACCAGCGCCACAGACTCCCGATCCTCGCTGAACAGCAGCCCTACCACGTATTCGATCGTCCCACTCGGCGCTGTCGCCTGCCTGTGCTCCTGCAAATACTCCGCCACGTACTCGTCGTTCAGCCTGTCCGCCTCACCCCACCCCGCTGGTTTCGTTTCACTCACACCGACCTCCCAACCCCTTGCACCACCGCACTAAACTCCGGCAACACCCGCCCGTCCTCCGTGTCCATCCGCGCCCACAAGTGCAGACAGTTCGGATGAATGTTCACATACTTCGACGTCGGCGGAAGCACCGCGTAAGCGTACCGATCCCCAATGAACGCGGCCTTCACCTTACATGTGTCCGCGTGGTTCGGTACCCAGTCCTTCCGCGAGTAGCTCACATGCAACCACGGGTTGCCGTCTTCCTTGAACTCGCAGTCCACCAACACCCGAATCCCGCCACCGTCTTCCCGTAACGCAAACCCGTCACCCCAGCGCTGCAAAACTGTCCAACCCTTCGGTGCGTGAAAGTGCCACTCGAACCGCTCCATCAATCACCGCCCATCAACATCGCCCGCACCGCCTGCCACTCGTGATTCCGGAATGCAGACCCGGCGTATATCCTCAGTTCACCTCGATGGTTGTGACCATTTTCCTCGATGTATCGTTGCGCCCCTGCCTCCGTGAAGAACGGCTGCACATACTCCCAGTACTCGTGATACCCCACCCGACGCAGTTGGTCGCATCGGCCCTCGCTCAAAACCCAACCACCTCTCCCGTCCTCTTCAACCACCGGCTCATCGCCGTGGTCTCCGTACCAAGCCTCCGCCAGCACCGCCAACTCCGCCGAAACCTCCCCCTCGTCCGGCCACATCCACGCAATCTTCGGATCGTAGTCAGTGTCGATCCCGTATACCCGCTTCCGCTCCTGAACCTCGAATATCGGATGCGCCGTGATCCGGTTGTTCTGCGTCCGCAACCGCTCCCCCATCGCGTCAAGGCTGAACATGTCGCTCGCCATCACTCTCCTCCACCTTTCCTTACCCCCGGCTCCGGCGCCGCGTCAATCGCCTCGCGCAGCGAATGGTACAGCCATTCTTTCCCCTTCCTCGGCCGCGCGATAATCCTCCCACTCGCCGTCACCCCATACCAGTGCCGGTGCATCACCACCGCCTCTATCCGCTCCAACTTGTCCAGCCTCTCTGTGTCCGTCACCATACCTCCGGATCCTCCTCCACCACCTGCCCATCCCCCACCCGCTCCACCCTCGTCTTCACCACCATACGCTTCAGCCGCCCTGCCCGCCTAGGCTTCACTTCCGCCGACGCGGCATCAGAAACCCCAACAACGTCCACCACACCAACAACCCCAACACTACCCAGACTCCCGTCATCTTGAACGTCCTCCACTTCTCTTGTAGACACTTCACCAGCCCCACGCTCCCCCACCGGACCTGCCCCTGCCACCCCACTCCCCACCGGCCTCCCTCCTCCCTCCGCACGCTCCCTGTCCTTATCCCACAGCCGACTCCCACACCACCGACACGTCTTCGGCTCCTTCTTCACCCCCCACCAGTTCTTCTTGCACCGCTTACAGAAATGCCACATTATTTCTTATTTATCGCATAATAGGAAATAATAGTCAAGAGGTTTCTTGAAATATTTTCTACCTTATATATAGGGCCGGATGGGGTTCAATCCTGTTTCCGGCACCCGTCGTCCCGGCACCCCTACCCCCTGGGCACTGTCCTACAGCTACGCGCGAGACAGTGCCGACCGCTACGCGCGAACTGTCGCGCACACACATGCGAGACACACGTGCCTCCCCACTGTCCCGCACACGCTCGCAGGACGTTGCTGAATCCGCCGAAAACGCACCAAAATGCCCGCATTCGCAAAGTGCTGAAAACGCGGCAGTTAGCGAAATAACTTGCATTGCCCGCCAGGGTGCCGCAGTATTGTGCTGCAAGCAAGTGGCGGACAGGAACCGCCGCCTAGGGAAAGGCCGAAAGGCGCTGGTGAGCAGTAGGGAAAGTATCCCCGAACCAATCAGCCGATAGGCGGAGGATGGAAGCTGATAGTTTGCGGAGTAAAGCCCACACAAGTCCTGGATTCCCCACTGCGGGGATGAAGCGGAGAGAACGGCAAGACTAACGGCGATGGTTCTGGCAATGAGCTAAGGATCTGGGCGTAGGGTCTGGAAGCATTGACAACTGAATACCGATGGACCTGGAGAAAACCTGCGGCACACACCGTAGGGGTAATGACCACTGGCCAAACGGAGCCTGAGCGGACTAGCGAACTGAATGATCGGGTAGCTGTTAGGGCCGGCAGAGTAGAGCATGGACGGCCAAGAGACATGGCGTAGACTGCCGGTACTGGAGATAGAATCTGATCGCGGGCTGGATAGAGCACCACTGATCGTAACCCAGGTGAAGGAGATGGGCTGATAACCCATGCCGGTCCAATGTTGGACGGGCGAAAGGGATCGAGCAATGAATTGAATGGCTTGCGGGGAGTACGGGTGGAGCACGGCTATGCCGAGGAAGCACATCCGACACTCCCCGCATGACTACCAGACGGCTGGAGAGACATACTCCAGTCGCCCGGTGGCCATAGGCCAACAAGGAGAACTACAATGGCAGCTAACGTGATGTCCCTGAACTATCTGCGCCCTGGCTTCGCGGTCTTAACCCCGATGCCTACTCCCACCGTGGAGACGCCCAAACCCGTTGAGGTGAAGGCCAAGACGAAGACCGCTCCCAAGTCCGTCCGTAATTGGCTGGCCGAAGCCGAGAACGCTATCAGTCATGCGATGGAACTGTCCAAGGATCAGCGGTTTAACGCCGACCTGACTGCGGCATGGGGTGCCGTGCTCAAGGCCCAGAACACCGTCCTGCGGGCTGAGAATGGCACACTCCCGCTGGTCAAGTCCACGGGGATCGCTTGCGAGTTCTGCGGGAAGGATCTGACTGCGGCCGAGATCCAGGCCCAGACCGAAGCTGGCGGAGAGATCGAAGCCATGTGCGATGCTTGCGCCGAGGCGGTGTAGCCATGGGGAAGATCAGGACTATCTGGGCGGACTACCGCCAAACCGTTCCTCCAGCAACGAAACGGGCGGCCACCATGGCTGCCCGTAAGCACGACCAGGGGTGCGCCTGCCACAGCGTAGACCTCGTGAAGTGCCCGGACTATCGGCCGCAGGTGTGGGATAGCTTTCGCCGGCTGGCCCAGGCTCCCAAGTGGGCGGTGTAGCCATGGCCGACATCATGACGCTGCTGAACGCCGTTATGGCCTTTCTTTGCACCACCACCGGGATCGTGGTGGGTCTTTCCACGCTGGTGGTGGTCTTAGCCAAATGGGTATGGGCCGCCGTCCGGATGGACGCATCGTTCAAGTAGGCCATTGGCCCACCTAGATGGCGTTGATGCGACAGCGCCATCGAATGGTCCAAGGACCACTGCCTGTGGAGCACGGCTATGCCGGGGAAGCACACAGGCTAATCAACAACATAGGAGCACTATCATGTCCACAGTGAGCGTTACCCCCACCGGAAAGCCCAATGGCGTCGATGTCATGGCCGCCACGTTCGCCCAGAAACAGGCCGAGATCGGCGCCATCAAGGCCAAGGCCACGGAGTCGGAGCTTGCCATGGCCGCCGTTATCGCCCAACTCAAGGCGGAGAACGAAGCCCTGAAGAAAGGCAAGGTGGCGGCCGGTGTACTCTCCGTCAAGGTCAGCGAGAAGGGCGCCATCAGCGTCTACGGCCTCGGCAAGTTCCCGGTGACTCTGTACCAGGAACAGATGAACCGCCTGCTGGACCACGCCGACTCCATTCGGGAGTTCATGAAGACGAACGCCAGCCAGTTATCCGTCAAGTCGGCCAAGTAGCTCAGTCCTGAGCGGGACTGTCCGGGTGCTCTGTGAACGACAGAGCACCTCATAGGCCGCTCAGTACCACCCAAATCCGGTCCAATGTTGGACTGGCCTATCGGCTCGGGTATGGCCTAATCCGGGCTTTTTCCGCTTCCTCTTGACTGGGCCTGCGTGGTATAGCTTAGCTATACCAACTCGGGTGTACTCTTGTCAATTGGAGCACCACAAAGGAGAACGACATGGAGCAAGAGAAGGCAGAGGGACAGGAGCTAATCGAACGTCTACGAGTTGAGCGGCCCGATGTTGCCATCGTCGTGTCGAGAACAATCGACATGAACTTCCAATGGGACGGGGATGGACCTGACCCGGCCGAAGACGGCTTGGAGCCGTACGACGTGGAGGTCGCGGCCATCACGATCAGAAGAGGCGTGGTCTACGAGGGTACGGACCACCTCGGAGGATCGTACTTCGCCCACGATGAGCCCATCGGAGAAGTCCATGGATACTTGAAGCAGATGGTGCTGGAGGCGCTCGAAGAACTCGCAGTGGTGTTGCCATGAGATCCGCTAACCTGCTCCCAACATCCAAGCGCCTGTCGAAGACGGACCTGGACGGGCTTATCGAGAGCCTGATAGCCCTTCCCGTTGCGGAGGTCCACTACCCGACCACCCGGCAGGTGTGTATGAACCCGAAGCGGGCGTGTGACGCCTGCTACTTCCACGAATCGAAGTGGTGCCTGCCGCATGAGCGGCAGGCGAAGGCCCAAGCCGACCTGAGAGCCTTTATCGAACTCGAACACTCCACCAGCATCGAGGAGGCTTATGCCGCTACGATGGAAGCATGTGCGTGAGTATCCTCGGATGGAGACTCCCAATGGAAACCGCCGACGACTCCAGGCCAGCAATGCCCGGCGCCGCCGAATCAACCGTCATCAACAACGAGTGAGGAAATACGACCATGATGTGGCTTAACACGCTTCTTTTGATGCTCCGTATCGGGTCCAGCGACCCAGTTAACTACCGGATGTACTGGTCCATAGTGGACCATGAGCGGGCGGCCGGCTGCCGTGTCTACAACTACATCTACGACTCCTGCCCCGGCATGGACCGAATCGGTGGGATGGCCATACCGGCGGATGCGGTGGAATACTACGAGGAGCCGATCCTTCAACGCCTGCCGAATCGCATTCCTCGCGGATGGGGGCGGCGATGAACACTCCCGTCGAAGTCGTGATCGGCTGCGTCCTGATCGGGCTGGCGGCCGTGACTATCACATGGCTGTGGGTCGGAAAGAGGTACTGGCAATGACGGACCTGATGTGGTGGGACTATAGCGACCTGAAGGCCAACGTGACGGCTGCCATTGCCGATGCACAGGCTGCGCTGGCCGACGATACGGAGATGAGGGAGGCGCTGGAGATCGCTCTCCTTGAGGGGGATGGCGGCATCGACGTATGCCCGTCATGCGGTGGTGGATCGCTCCGCAGTAAGTGCGAGGTGTGCCACATGACTGGGTACATCTTCCTCCGATCTATTCAGTAACTCGCAGAGGACAGCGCGTCGTGATGATGCTCTGTAATGCGGCTGGACGGTTCCAAGCCCGTCCGCATTCGGTCCAATGTTGGACCGTACTTCAACACAGGAGAACCTTGATGGACCCAAAATCAAACCTGCAAGAGCAACTGAGGATTGCTGCCCATATCGTCTGGGCAGTAGATAATGACCGCTGGATCGAGCCGGACCAAACCGATGCAGCCCGCTTAGCTGAATTGGTCATTGCGCTCGACGAATGGCGGCGGAAGGGAGGCTTTGACCCCTATGCGTCATAAATTCATCTCGCTCAAGGAGCCGACCAAGTACGGCTACATCTACGACTCGGAAGCGTGGAGCACCGGCACTCGCTTCTGCATGTCCCGCCACTTCCAGCAGTGTGAGACGTATGGCGACGTGCATGAGAACGGCAATTACATCCAACACAGCGGCGAGTGGACCGTCCAAGTGGAGTTCTTAGCCGACTACCTCGCATCATTGGCAACCTACATCATGGCCAACCCCGGCGAAGAGACAGACAAGTTGCTCCATCACGTGTCCTACGACGTCACACGCCGGCCTTCGGATGCGTCCATCGCGTTCGCCGCTTCTGTGAAGTTCAAGTCTACGGTGGACTCGGCCGGCGAGGCGACTGGCTACGAGAAACATCGTCGGTGGTTCTCTACGGATGAGAAGAAGGTGTCCGCCAGCGAGTCCAAGCGCTACGACAAGCGCTACACCGAAGTCGATAAGCAGCACGATGGCTCGCCGGATGCCATCTATCGGATGCTCATTCCAGAGTACGCCGATGGCTTGGAGTTCTACACCTACGCCGATGCTATCCGGGACTGGTGCCAAGCCGACCCGGACCATCAGCGGCCGTACTTCTATGGCCACGCGGCACAGTTCTTGAAGTGGTTCGATGGAGACACCCGTAAGGCTGCGGATTTGCGGTGCGCCTACAAGGCATGTCTCAGCCTTGCACTGGCCCACCAGCATCGCGCCGAAGCCGAGTGTATGCTCCACAACCTCCACTGGCCGCCGAAAACGGAGGTTCAGGAGAACGGATTAACGGCGGAAGAGAACCGGACGGCGGCATCGGAGGCAGTCGATGCGGCCTAACTGGACCATCAGGCGCACGTCGCCGACTCCGCGAGAGCGGATCGAGATGATGCCCTATGGATCCAGCGAGCAGATGGAGGCGGCGGACAAGTGGTTCCGTCGCTTCATGAAGCTCTGGCTGGAATCGGGGCCATACACCGAGACGGGCCGCTGTGAGTGGCTCATGAAGGCGTTGTACCGAGCCTACACGGTCCTGCATAACAATGACATCTGGTATCAGGCCCGGCGTCGATGGAACTACGACCGGGCGGAGGAACAGCGCTCATGAGCTACGAAGCTAAGGGCAATGGCAACTACCGCATCTTTGGCCCAAACTTCGTCGCGGAAGTCCACATGACCTACGCCGATGGAAGATGGAATTGCAGTGTCCATAACTGCAACAACGTTGATATCAGTGCATGGGACATCGCTCTCTGGTGCGAACAGAACATTCAGTAGCCAGCTTAGGCCGCCCTGGTGACAGCAGGACGGCCGTGGAAGTCTACTGGACTTCAGAAGGAGCACTATGCAGACTGAACAAACTTCCGTAGGATCGCAACTGCGGGAGAAATACAACGCGATGACGCCGGAGGATCAGGAGCAGTTGGCCGATTCCCTCCGTGAGGCCATCTACCATCTGGCCGCGTGCTGGGACGCCTGCTTTCAAGTGGAGGTCCTCTGCGGTCAGGAATTCGACGTAGAGAGCGAGCACCTTTCCGGTCTAACTGGAGACATCGGAGATCCGGCAGAGGCCCACTCACTCAGCATCGGAGACATTCTCGACCGTATGGAGGTGGATTAAATGTGGCGCTGTCCCACCTGCAATTCCAAAGACCACCTGAACATTTCCGTGGAGGTATGGGCCAAGCTCATCCAGCCGGACAGTGAGCCGGAGGCGTTCGAGACTGATCTCGATGAGGCCGAGTCTCATGACCACGAGTGGTCTGCCAACAGCGTTATGATGTGCGTGAACCCAGACTGCGCCGACAGTAACGACACGCACATCGCTGAGTACTTCGAGGTGGAGGACGAGGACGAGGACGATGCCGAGGAAGACGATACCGCTGGCACCGAATCTGCCTGATTTGGACTGCATGTCGGCGGCAGAGTTGGAGGACTTCCTCCGGCGCTATGCTGGCCCCCATGTGGGCCGCCGTATGTTCCCTGGGCAATCGCTCTACTTCGACAAGGCGGCCAAAACCATCATCGGCTTGGCCACCTGCCGCCTGAAGTACCTCCGGACGAATCGCTATGTATTCGTTCGGGAGTTCGATAAGCGCTATAGAAAACTTCCACCATGGGCGCAGTGGCGGCGCTACTTCAACATCCAAGGCTGCGTACTCCCAGGGAAGAAGCTTCGGAAGACCGTGCCACACAAGGACCGTAACGGTAAGTGGCACTAGTGCGGCGCGAAAAGGTCTTGACTTGCGGCAGTTTAGGCTGTACGCTCACAAAGAGGAAACCAACTTTCGCCGAATCAATCGGCGGATAAACCAACAACAGGAGAACGCATGAACGAGAAGCAGAAGATGATGTTCCTGGAACTTCTCTGGAACTCACTGAAGCAGGAACCCGCGCCGGAGCGGAAGTGGAAGCGCCGCAAGCCGGAAGATGAGCGGCGGCAGACCGGATGGGGCACCAAGACCCGCTGTGGGTTGATGGCCTGCATTGAGCGGATTGTGCGGGACGGTGATAGCCCGGAATCTTCCAGAAACTATGAACACGACGGAGTTTCCTCATGCTGAAGACTGAGCGCAACACGCCATCTATGGGGGCGAGGGTTGAGCGTGCCTTCCGCAACTCTGGCATCTATCGCAGCCTGCCACGATCCAGCAAGGGCTGCATTCGCAAAATGCGCCGGATCAATGCCGACTTCGAGCACGGCCAGTGGTGGATCACTGACTTGCGCACTGGTGCCCAGTGGTCCGTGGATGACGCCGAAGGCAGCGAAGCTCGCGGCGTATACGATGGCTTTTGCTTCGAACGGGTGACTGAGGGGGACACTTCATGCTGAAACCACTGATCGAGATGGTTTTCGGCTGCCAGCACTCACACACCACGTTCCCGATGACGCCCCGAAGGGAAGGGCCGCTCCACCGATTCCGCCGGAAGGAAATGCCAGCAATTACCTGCCTGGACTGCGGCGCCGAGTTCGACTATGACTGGCGCCACATGAAGGTGGGCAAGAGGCGATATCCGCCAATCCATCAGCACCCCGACGTGCGTCCAACATTGGACGCCGAACGCGCATCGTAAGCGATGCAGGCCGCGCTTTCCAGCAGAGAGCGCGTCCTAGATGGCTTACCCAAAGCGATCAGAAGGAGCACCGACAGCATGAAGATTACAACGAGTATCACCAAGCTACGGGCGGCCGGAGCCTGCAAACCCAGGCTAGCCGTTCTCATGAATACCCTCTGCGGGTCGCATATCGATCTCGATGCTGATCTGGACAAACAAATCGTCCACGCCATCCACGCCATGGGCAACCACGCCGATCTGCCCATCAACGCCCTCGACATCCTCCACTCCAACGGAGTCGAGGACATCCTGTGGCTCATGGACTCCCCAGCCTGTCACCAGGATACGGCCCCGGCGTTGGCCGAGTATGAGCGCGTCACGGCCCCGGCGTTGGCCGAGTATGAGCGCGTCACGGCCCCGGCGTTGGAAACCATATTGGGAGGTGAGTGAAAATGAGCTTGATCCAGCAGTTCAAGGCCGCCTATGGGAAGTCGGTTCCGCTAATTGTCATCCAGACGGCGGATCCGGCCGCCACAGTGGCTAACATTCGAAGCAGTATGAACGGATCGGCACCGCCGATCCTACTCTGGGACATCGTACGGGGAGTTCGTTCCCTGAACGATAAGGGGAAAGAGATTCTTTCCACTATCCCCGATGCCGCCAACAAGGTGGACCCCATCGACGTGATGATCGCGGCCGAGAGTCTGCCAGAAGACACGATCCTCTTCATGAGCAACATGCACCGAGTGATCGCTGGCAACGGTGTCTCTCAGGCCGTATGGAACCTCCGGGACCTATTCAAGGTCACTCATCGGTGTCTGGTCATGCTCTGCCCGTCTATCGATCTGCCGGTGGAGATCCAGCAGGACGTGATGGTCCTGGATGAGCCGCTGCCGGACAACGCACAGTTAGAGAAGATCGTGGCGGACATCTACAAGTCCGCACAGCAGAGCTACCCGGACATGGTGATCCCGGAGGACCTCAGCAAGCCGGTAGGGGCACTATCCGGACTCGCCGCATTCCCGGCCGAACAATCCTGTGCCGTCAGCCTGACCCGCAAGGGGATCAATCAGGACTGGCTATGGGAAAGGAAGAGGCGTGCGATCGAGGCTACCAAGGGGCTCGCCGTGCATCGCGGCAATGAGACCTTTGACCAGATCGGTGGCTGTGAGAACATCAAGCAGTTCCTCATGAGCGTTGTGAACGGCAAGGAGCCTCCTCTTGGTATCGTCTTCCAGGACGAGATTGAGAAGCAAGTGGCCGGCGCGGGCGGCGACACCTCCGGCGTCAGTGGAGAACTCCACGGCATTCAGCTTTCCTGGATGCAGGACCACCGGGCCGATGGATCGATCTTCATCGGCCCCCCCGGCGCCGCGAAGTCGGTCTTGGCCAAAGCATTCGGCAACACGGCCGGAGTGCCTACCATCGTGCTCGATACTGGCGCGATGAAGTCGTCTCTGGTTGGCGACAGCGGTGCTAACTTCCGCCAAGCGCTCAAGGTCATCCATTCGATCTCACAGGGGAGGACGTACTTCGTAGCTACTTGCAACTCCATCGAGGCAGTGAGCCCGGAGCTACGTCGGCGGTTTAAGTCCGGAATTTTCTTCTTCGATCTCCCAACGGCCGATGAGCGCAAGGCAATCTGGAAGATCTACTTCGGCAAGTACAAACTGGACAAACAGCAGCTTCCGAATGACGCCAACTGGACCGGCGCCGAGATCGAACAGGCTTGTTCGCTGTCCTGGAAGCTCAATGTCTCACTCATCCAGGCCGCCAACTACATCGTTCCGGTGGCCAAATCGGACGCCGAACGAATCAAGCGGCTCCGTCAACAGGCCGATGGTAAGTTCATCAGCGCTTCCTACTCGGGAGTCTATCAACTCGAACAACAGGCCGAGACCGGCCGGAGGATTGAACTGTGATGAGACTATTCTGGAGACGGGAGGACCCCACTCCGAAGCATCCTAAGGGATGGATCAACCTGATCTACTCTGACGGCCACACCGATTCGATTGTTGAGCATGAACTGCTGAACAAGGACATTCGTGAACTTACGGTATCTGATATCGTGAAATCTCTTCCTGTTAGCGCCGTTCTCTTCGATAACTATCGGGAAGAGTCAGAGCGGGCTCTCAAGGCTCTCCTCGCAAGGGAAATAGACGACGGGCCGATCCGTAGGTTTGTCGCCTTTGGATGCTCCTACGAGGACGACCCCGGCGATGATGTTGTAGACCTGCATTACCTATTGGCCAGCAGCATGGAGAAAGCGGAGGAGGTGCTGGCTGAACGTTATGGCGAGTTCACGATGCAGACCGTTTGGCCGCTTAACTCTCTGATTGCTTCCCTATCGGCGGCGGCCGGCGAGTCCGACCAGGAATACCAGAAGCGGGTAACTGTGAAGGAGGATGAAGAGGAGGACGACGAATAGCTGCTTGGGGCGGCATGGGCCGCCCCTTCATCCGGCCATCGGGAAAGCCGGTGGTCAGATGGAGGTAGCATGGCAGCAACGTACACGAAGTTACAGAACGGAAGCTGGGGCGTTCGCGCATCCGGCAAATTGACCGATGGAGCTACCGTCGTGGTTAGTAAGAAAGACGGTAGCACCAAGACGGAGACCGTGGAGAAAGTCCTATGGTCCGGTAAGGACCAGAAGACCGGCGCAATCGTCAGTCTTTGCGCTATAGAACGGGACAATGGCGGCGGATCGCGGTACAGTGGCCGACGCCGATACCGCGATGACGACCAATGCACCTGTCCGGCTTGCAGTTCGGGGAGTGAATGTCTTTGTATCTATGGGAGGGGTTAGATGTCGAAATACGCGCAGTTTCCCACCAGCCTTACCGAAGGATCTCCACTTGTGGAGGCGCTTCGCTCACTGGGGTACGATGTGGCCACATCCGCCACACCGCAACCCTGCAACGGATACCAAGGGTCTCAGGGCCAAACGGCCGAGATCATCGTATCCAAGAAAAGCCTGATCGCCAAACATGGCCATTGCTTTGGCGACATCGGGTTCACTAAGACGGCCGATGGCACCTACAAGGCCATCATTGACGACCTGGACCAGGACACCATCGGCGGCGATGGCTGGATGAACCGGCTGAAGCAGGAGTACACGGCCCAGCGGCAGATCGCGGTAGGCCGCATGAAGGGCTATACATATCAAGGGCGTGAAGTCGTGAAGCTGGCCGATGGCCGAGAGCAGGTACGGCTACAGTTCAAGGGGAGGTGAGTATGGCAAAGACGATTACGGTAGTGGTGGAACCGGACGGGACCTTTTCTGTCGATCTGAAGGGGTTCGTGGGACAAGGGTGCGCCAAGGTGATGGCGGACTTCGCTGGCGGCGAGAAGCCCATCCTGGAGCGGAACAAGCCGGAGTTCCGAGAGGTGGAGAAGCAGGAGGCGAAACAGCGTGGCTAAATCGCGCCGCCCAACCCTCAAGGAGCAGGAGCAAGCCTGCGAGATCTGGAACCTCAAACACCCAGTGGGGACGAAAGTCACCTGCCGTATGGACTCAGGCGAAGTCCGGCACACTGTGACTACATCGGAAGCTCAGATGCTCTCCGGCCATACGGCAGTTATCTGGCTGGATGGGATCAGCGGGTGTTACCTTCTGGCACGAGTGGAGGTTGATCGTGCGTCTGCATAGCATCCTTCACGGAAGTCGGGCCAACGGTCCCGGCCTGCGGTCTGTCATTTGGACACAGGGTTGTGGCATGCAACCCCTTTGCCCCGGTTGCCAGAATCCCGCCACCCATAGTTTCAGCGGCGGTCTGGAGATCGAGCCGGAAGACTTGGCCTATCAGATCATCCGCGAGGCCGCCGATGGGACCGAGGGGATCACGATCTCTGGCGGAGAGCCGATGTCTCAGGCCGCTTCTCTCTACCGCTTCATCTGCATGATCAACGCTATTCGGCCGCAATGGGACATTGGCCTCTTCACGGGATACACGGTAACGGAGCTTCAGACCGGCCATTACGATATGCGAGAACCCTTCAGCGAGTTCGCTAATACGTTCGAGCAATCTATGGAGAACCAACGCCTCTGGAACCTGCAAATCCTTGACCGGCTTACATGGGCCGTCTTCGGGAGATTCGACTCATCGCGTCCAACGTTGGACAACCAACCGCACCATAAACTTTGCAGTAGCGCCAACCAGCACTTGATGATTTTCCAGCGCTACTGGCGTCGATGGAGTTACGACGATTTTCCTGCTCGCTCCATGGAAGTCAACATCGAACCGGATGGACTAGTAAAGATCAGCGGGTTTCCGCCGATCAAATCAACAGAAGGAGAACACGCATGAGCACTACGCCGACAATGCCCGCACCTAGCGTCTTACCGGCGCTCAACATAACTGACCGTACCGTGGCTATCAATCTCACGATTGGCCGGCCAGGGAACTCCAAGAAGGTCTCCAAGAGCCAGATCAGCGAGAAGACCGAGAACTCCACCGTCACCCAGGACGCAGCGGTGGAAGTCGATGCCGACAAGGATTTGGTTGGAGTGTCGAAGAAACTCCTGAAGTCGAAGGAACTCCAGTCCATCGTGAAGCACGACGCCGAGACGGCCGAGTGGGTAAAGGCCCGCTCTGTGCCGTCCATGTTCAAAAAGGGGATCCACCTCGTGAAGATCGCCGCCGTCCAGCAGATCGAGGACTACCTACTAGAGGCCCAGCGGGTTCGCAAGGAAGTCCTAATCCCGGCGTTCCTGGCCGTCTACGACCAGCAGCGGGCCGAGGCCGAGCAACACCTCCGGGGGATCTACAATGCGGCCGATTACCCGCCCCGTGGAGTTGTGGCGGCATCGTTCGTGTTCGAGTGGGCCTACATCACCTTTGCCACGCCGGGAAAGCTCAAGGAGATCTCTGCGGACTTCTTCGAGCGGGAGAAAGCCAAGGCGGCCGAGAAGTGGTCCCAGGCCACCGAGCAGGCCAAGATCCTCCTACGGGTCCAGATGAAAGACCTTGTGGACCACCTCGTGGAGCGGCTTACGCCGGGAGATGACGGCAAGAAAAAAATATTCAAGAAGACCACCGTCTCCAACATCAGCGAGTTCCTGGAAAATTTCTCACTCCGTAACGTCACGGATGACGCCGAGATGGACTTCTTGGTGGGCCAAGCCAAAAAGCTCCTGGACGGTGTGGACCCGGACCAACTGCGCAAGTCGGAGGTCGATTCCGAGTGTCTTGCCAAGGGATTTGGGACGGTGAAGACGTTCCTGGACCAAATGGTAGAAGACGCTGGTTCGAGAAAGATCGTGTTCGATTCAGAGGAAGAGGAGGAAGAGGTAAACCCCTTCGGCGACTAGGGAATGTGCTTCCATGCTCTCCTAGTAACTATGAAATACACATTCTGATGGCACACTCCGAACATTTCGGCCAGTTCTTCATTGCTATGGAATCCGGTGGCCCACAGGCTGCGAAGTTCCGTTACCTGTTCATCGGTGAGCTTGGACTGGCCGTTCTGTTCCCCTTTTGCGGATCTGCCTTTGTTGTTCCGATCCGCGTGATTAGTGGCACATGTGCCAACAAAAAGGTGATCTGGGTTGCAACACGGCGGATTATCGCAGGTGTGGCAGACCAGCAGTGGATGAGGGTCTACTCCGTGGCGGATGAAGTAGGCCACGCGATTAGCCCTAAACGGCCAATTACGGGTGTGGTTAATCCTGACATTAAACGCCCCGTAACCCCTAAAGGTCTTTCCTGCCGTCCAACCCCAGCAGTCACCATGCGGGCCTTGGCCGGGAGTCTGATCCACTTTCGACCAGAAACGGGCGATGTCTTGCGCCGTGAGCGGTGGAAGTGGTTTACTCGTTACAGGCATGTTGGTCACCTCCATGACCGATGCGCCGAGCGGGCGGGTGCTGAAACACTCGCCTGCACCCTTCCATTATAACTTACTGAACCACCTGTAGGCGGCTCTCGTGACAGGAGAGCCGCACGGCAGATGGCTCCGTCCAATGTTGGAGCGATCGCAAGGAGCATTATGAAGAACCCACTGAAGCATATCCCCCGCCCGATGAGTGCTTACACTCAGTGTGGCGAACCGGTCCAAGACCAGGACCCGAAGGCAACCGAACCGTGCCCTACCTGTCTCGACGCATATGAGGCTGCCCAGGCCAAGTTTGGTGGCATCCATCGCAATCTCGTTGGATCTCCAGCGAGAACCTGCGTCTCGTTCCGAGGAGGTGTCCGATGACCCGCGAAGAGAAGGCCGCACGTATCTGGATGCAGCGGGAGGGATTCATCCTGAAGACTACCGGTAGCTTCCATTCCGACATTTGCAGCGAGGGGATCGAGGGCGAAGACACCGCCAAAGTGTTCCAGTTTGTCCGTGACACCCTCAAACGGCAGGCCGATAACTACACGGCGGCTATCAACGAGATCCTTGGCGATCTCCCGATGCCTTGGTGTGGCCACTGCCAGTCATGGCACCACACGACGGCCCCGTGCTACACGATAGCTCAGCTTCTTGGGAAGGGCGACAATGGCTAAGACCTACCGTTACCGCGTCACCCAGACCCTAGACATCGAGATCGGCAAGGCCGACCCTGTTAAGGCGGCTGAACTGGCCAGAAAGATCCAACTGGATCCGCTGACCGAGGCCCGCTTCGCAGTGGAGATGCAGGGACCGTGCCCTAATTGCCACTGTTACGCTGTTCACCGGACACGCTGTAGCATTGCCAAGAAGCAGGGATGTGCCGCCGTTGACCTATCTACCAACGTCACCGTCACGGTCGAGTATAAGGACACCCCCGATGCAGGTTGACGCCCGCACCGAAGTGAAGCGCCTTTCGGCCATGATCTCCGGCATGGCTTACAAGCACAGTAGTTGGCAGGTGTTCTCGGACTTTGTGGAGGCCGCCGCGCTCTCCATCAGCAATGCAGTGGACCTTCCGCAGTATGAGAAGCGGGAGGCCCGCTACATGGAACTCATCAAGCGCTATGACGCCAAGGAACTGGCAATCTTCCCACAGATGTTGGCCGAACTCACCATGTCACTAGAGAACGAGATGGCCGACATTATGGGCCGGACGTACCACGAACTGGAGCTACACAACAAGTGGGCCGGGCAGTACTTCACTCCGTACGAGATCTGCCGCATGATGGCTAAGATGAACCTCGTGGACGGAGGTCTACAGGAGCGTATCGAACGTCGTGGTTTCATCACGCTCCAGGAACCCGCTTGCGGCTCCGGTGCCATGGTGATCGCGTTCGCTCAGGAGATGAAGGATGCTGGCTTCAACTATCAGCAACAATTGCACGTAACGGCCATGGACATCGACGCTAAGTGCTGTCACATGGCCTACCTGCAACTCTCCCTGCTTCACATTCCCGCCGTCATCATCCACGGGAATACTCTCAGCCTGGAGGAATACGGCCGCTGGTACACGCCTGCCCACATCATGGGTGGATGGGGCCACCGGCTTAACCATCCCGAGATCGAGATCCCGCCGGCCGAAACTTCGGTGGATGAATCCTGGGACTTTTTGAACGAGTGCCTGGACGAACCTACTACGGCATGTGCTTCCAAGTTTTCCTAAGGTGAATAGACCCTATACAAAATCTAGACACCCCGAACGCATTGGCAATGGATAACTGAGTGTTGCCTGCGCTCAGAAGTTCCCGTATATGAGAGACTTGGACCTCTGTCAAAATAGCGGATGAGGAGTTTTCTCCAGTCCTTTTATCGACCGATACTCGGTTGTGCATCGGGTTGTTTGTGGCAAATGAATGTCTACCTTTAGCTACCATGTCATCGATGTTGTCTTGATTGGTACCGAGAAACAGGTGTTCCGGGTTGCAGCACGGAGGGTTGTCACACGTGTGGAGGACGAGAAGGGGGCAAGGGTCTTCCCCTGTGGCCAACTTGTACATCAAGCGCGATGCCGAGAACGCCTTCCTGCCATTTTGTCTATACAGCCACATTTGCCCGTATCCGGACGGTATCTTACCACCGCGCCACTCCCAGCACTCCCCATGCGGACCCTGACCGGGCGTCTTGTCAACCTTCGACCAGAAACGGAGTCCTTCACTTGCGGTAAGCACCGGAAGCGGTATAGGATTTCTATTAGACATGTTGGTCACCTCCATGACCGATTTGTCGAGTGGGCGGGTGCTCAAACACTCGCCTACACCCCTAAATTGTACCAAATCAACCCACAGGAGCGATAATGAAAATAGTAAAGAAAGCTGTACTTACGGACAAGGACGGGGGCCAACAGCACCTCTCATTATTCCAAATAGAGGCTCACGTTTTCCGTTGGATCGATGACAAATCAGGGACTCCGTTTGACGGGGTGGACCTACTCAGCGAGCATGACGGAATTAAGAATCTTCGCGTCATAGTGGAATCTGATCCTAGGTTTATGGGCGTCGATTTGACTATCCTCCCCGTGGAGCTTCCGCCTGCCGAGCGGGCCGCCAAGCGGATCTTCGACTTGGATCTGGTTGACCTGACCTACGCTCCTGGATCCATCGCCGTTGAGCGCATGGCCAAGGTAATCCAGGAAGAAACGCAGATCGACGGCCTGATCGAGGCCGTGAACCTTCTCATCACTTACGAGTTCCCCCGGCGCCTGCATCCGAAGAAGCCGGGGTTGGACATGACGTGGGGTGGCCTAGTTTTGGCCATTCTGGAGTGCATGGAGAAGTCCCAGAAGGTGGACCTGAGCAATTTGAAGAAGCAGTTAACCGAGGGCATCGAGCAGGTGAAGATATACTCTTCGATGCCTGTGTCGAAGGTGGTGAACTGATATGGATAAATCACCGAAGACCAAACGCCTGAAAGTCGCAATCGTTGTGGATCCGATGGGGTCCGGATACGGGGAGGTTACTCCCGAGGATGAGATCCGTGAACATACGGATAAGTTCTCCAATCTCCTCCGCCCGGCTAAGTTGGACGTCTACACACCGCGATCAGCCTACCCTGGAGACATTCAGGAAGGGACCGACCTGATTCTGTTCGATTTCGGCGGCATGAGTATGGGCAACGATCTAATGGAAACCAATTCGAGGGAATTGGTCCGATGGGCGCTGGACCACCCCACGTCCCTAGCCATCGTTGTATCTTCCTTCACTTATCGCAATGCCGTAGTAGGCGAAATGCGCGAAATGGGGATGGAGGAAATCCTCAACGTCGTTTGCGATGAGCACCAAGATGATCCATTCCCTAAGTGGTTCAGGGATTTGCACGGGATTCCCTACACTTCAGAACCGCCGAGGACAGCACGACGAGCCACTGCCGGGTTAGCGGCTCTCGGAGGATCTCTGCCTTCCATTAAGTTCTTCGAGCCGAATGGACGATTTGTTGACTACATGTACGCGTCCTTCCGCCATTACACGATCTACGATGTTGGCGCCGGATGCGGGCATGTGTCTCGGAAGCTGGCTAACGCGGGCCTTCAGGTGGTTGCTATCGACGTGTGCGGCCGAGATAACCCGGAGTACGACGTCGAGATCGAGGACGGGACCATCTGCGAATATGACAAGGGTTCAGTGGTGTTGATCGCTAGACCATGCCACGGCCCTTTCTGTGAAGACGTGATACGTCAGGCCGTGTTGTGCAAGGCACTCTGTGTACTGTACGTTGGACTCCCCAAGAATCGCCTTACAGATCTTGGTGGGTTCAGCCGCCAGTTCAAGCGAGTCCTGACACTTGCTGGAGAGAACAATGAGGTAGTCTACCTCATGAAGGTGGTGAACTGATATGGACGACATCATCCACCATAATGCGCTCTGCGCCAAGTGCGGTTGCTCTCAGACGTTGCCTGTTGAGATACAGGAGTGTACGTGCCCATGCCACCCCGATGGCCAGGGATCCCGCGAATACAGGGCAGGCTACCGTGGACCCTTCTCGGAAGACGTCATGGCGCACCAGCGGGAGATGAACCGTATCCAGTCCGGCGTAAACGAGATCAGTCCAACATTGGACCGGATCCACGCTGCCGACACTGAACTTCTCGATTGGTTACAGGAACAGATAGTAGACACCATCTATCTGGATGACGGCCGAATCATCGATGTTTGCGGCGGCAACTTGCGGGTTGCTATCGCCGTTGCAAAAGCCAAAAACCCGTCGCAAGAAACCTCTTGACTTGCCGATTTTTTCGCTGTAAACTCCAAAAAGAACAACCGCCCGGCGCTTTCGTCGGGCAACACCCAGCACAACAGGAGCTTGTCCAAATCATGATCGTAAACGTCAAGGAACTACTCAAGGAACTCGATTACATCGGGCGGTTTGTGGAAAAGAAGACCTCCATCCCGATCCTGGCCCACGCGCTGATATGCGCGGGTGGCGACAAACTGTCCCTGGTGGGGACGGATCTGGAACTTACGGGGATGACGTCAATCCCTGGGACCGCCGAGGCGCCGGCCGAATCGTGGACTATCACGGCACCCATCAGGAAACTGAAAGAGTATCTGAAGCAGGTGGATGACAAAGAGGTCAGTGTGTCCGCGTCCATCGAGACAGGCAAGCCGGTGAAGATCACGCGAGACAAACTGGACGACAACGGCAAGCCAACCTACGACCCGATCACTCGCGCCAAGGTGACGGAGGAAGTCGAGGAGACCTACACCACGTACCGGCTGGTCCTGCATCACGGCGATGGCGGCGAAGCCAGCTTCGAGGGGATGGACCCCAAGTGCTTCCCCGAAGTGGCTATCCCGGCCAAGATCCACGGGGAACTGGGCAACCTGAAGCAGATGTACCAGCGCTGCGAGATGGCGATTTCGAAAGAGGAGTCCCGGTTCACCCTCAACGGGGCTCTCCTAATCCTCAATCCGGAGAACAGCGCGGTAGTATCGACGGACGGCCACCGGCTGTCCTACCTGCCCGCCACCTTCACAGCACTGGAGCCGTGCAAGACCATCGTCATGAAGAAAGCGCTGTTTGAGGCGCAGCGGATGAATGGCGATACCTGCCTCTTTGGAATGGACGAGAACTTCCAGCTTTTCTTGGGCCACCAGCGCTCCATCGTCGCCCGCAAGCTGAAAGGCAACTTCCCGGACTACGAGCGGGTATTGCCCAAGGAGTTCTGGCGGTCCATCACGGTGGACGCGAAGGAACTGCACAAGATCATCAAGCGGTCGGCCGTATGCGCCCATGAGCGGAGCCGGGCCATCCAATTGTACGTGAAGGACAAGACTCTGGTGGCCGAAGCGAAGCAGATGGAGCAGACGGCCAGAGGCAGTATCCCAATCGAATGGCCGGATGACGCGGCATGGCGGGGTGGCATCAACGCCGACTACGCGTTGGGGTTCTTAGCCTTGGCCGATGGGCCAGTGACGTTCGGCTTTCAGGCGGTACGGGAGGGCAAGGAGTGTGTGGACGCCGCGATGCAGTTCTCCACGCCGGAAGGGTGGTTGATGGTGATTATGCCCATGCGGATTTGACCGGTCCAACATTGGACCAGACTTTGCAACAACAGGAGCAACAGAAGCTATGAATACGGAACTAACGAAAGTCACCGAGGAGCAGGCCAAGGAAATTGGCCTGCCGAGTCCTCAAGCAGTTGAATACATGATGAGCATTGCCAACATGCTCCTCACCAGCGCCCTCATCACGCCGGACATGGAGCCGCCGAAGGAGGCTATCCAGGCACTCGTGGCGGCCAAGTGGGAGCAGAAGGAGATCGACCTGTACCGGGATCAGGTCATCAAGTCGAACGCCATGGCCAAGATGCTCGTCGGCCGCGAGATGGGCATGCAGACCATGGAGTCTCTCCAGGACGTTGACATCGTTAAGGGCAAGATCTTCGTTCGGTACCCGCAACTGTTCGGCCAAATCGTCAAAAAGGGATGCAAGGTCAAACAGATCGAGCGTTCCGAGAAGCGGGCGGCGGTCGAAGTTACCCGGCCGGACATGGAGGACCCGGAGGTTTACGAGTTCACCATCGAGGACGCCAAACGGGCGGGCCTTACCTCTGGCGGAAAACCCGAGTACAACCAGTATCTCCTTCGACCCCGTGTGATGCTCTGGTCACGGCTGATCTCGGAAGTCTACCGGGCAGTCGGCGGACGGAGCAACATCTACACACAGGAAGAGAAGGCTGAGGTCACGTCTTCCACAATGGACGCTCCCACCGAGTCCGATCAGCGGCGAGTGGAGGTTCTCCAGGCACAGGAGGAGAAGTACAAGGTCGGCCTGAAGGCTACCGTCGAACCCATCAAAGAGACCGCTCCCCAGACCACCAACGTTGTGGAAATGCCCACCAAGGCCGCCGATCCGAAGCCGGAACCCGTGGGACAGGAAGTCACCAAGGAGCCGGAACCAAAGCCGATCCAGTATGAGATCCACGTTATGATGGCGACCGCCGGTAACAGCAAACTGAAGCCGGTCATCTGCCCTAACGAGACCCAACTGGACAAGACGGCCGCTTCTCTCCGCGCTCAAGCCATGGCGAACGACACCGGCCATATCCACGTGGTGGTGCAGTTCGACCCGTCCGCCCAGGATCGTGGCGAAACCTGCCGCTCTGAAGTGGCCCGCTGCCATCCGCCGAAGAAACAGGCGACTCCAGCCGCCGACAAACCGGCCCCGCCACAGGAGACCAAGCCGGAACTCGCTCCGGAGCCGGAGCCGGAACCCAAGGCCGCCGAGAAGGCCCCCGACGCTGCCAAGGCCGCTGCCAAGGAACGGCTGGAGGCCCTGGTGCCCATCGTAGGAATCCCTGGCCCTACGGCCATGCGGCGCTTCACTGCCTACATGGCGGGGTTCGTTGGGTGCCCCCTCAAGGAGTTCACCGCACAGCCGCTCGATAAGCGGATGGCCGCCCTGGAGTCCCTGGAGTACACCATCCGCGCCGACAAGGAAGAGTTCAACTCCGGCCCGGAGCAGTCCGGCGAACGCCGGGCCAAACGGTATAACAGCGTTCTGGAGTTCCTCACCAACCTATGGAAGGGCCACCCGGACACCATCGCTCTGGGGATGAAACTCTTCCAGCAGTGGGATCAATCGGCCGAACAGTTCCAGAAGTGGGTCCAGATGGACAACATCGAACTGGACTTCCGGCCGATGGATGACGTTCACGCTTCGATCCGTCTGCTGTTGCGGACCCGCGAGGGCGCCTACCTCATGAAGACATGCAAGGATCACAACCTCTCCGTGGCCGCCTGCCTAGACCAGATCGAGAAGCGGGCGCTGATGGCGAAGGTCGAGGATGCGCCCGCGTCCTCCATCGAGAACGCCATCAAGGCGTACATCCAGACCGTGAAGGAAGAACTGCGGAAGCCGGTGGCGAAACCGGAACCTGAACCCGTACCCGAGCCGGAACCCCCTGCGGCTGAACCCGAACCGCCAGCCGCCGAAGGCGAAGGCGAGGACGACAACCTGTTCGGCAATACGACTTGGTAGGCTGAGGCATCTGTAGGTGGCGCTCGTGACAGGAGCGCCACGTCAGCAGATGGCTCAACAGTCCAATGTTGGACGATCAAAGGGGGAGACGGTGAAGGATACCCTACGAGTGCTAGTTGACTGGAAATGCAATCTTTCCTGTTCGTATTGCTGCAACGAGCAGGAAAGATTCCGGAAGGACATCCGGCCAACAAAAATGGACGACATCGACTTCAGCAAATACAAGGTCGTCTGTATCAGCGGGGGAGAACCCCTGCTATTCCCTGATCGGATCTATGCGGTTTGCCAACGCTTGCAATATCAACAGTTGGTCGTTCTATACACCAACGGCATCCTGATCGACCGGCCAATGGCGCTTCGCTTGCACGGCTTCGGCGTGCAAGCCATCAATGTCGGCCTGCATATCGAGTCCACGTTCGGAACGCTGATCGACCGGGTAACGGATGCCGTAGTTCAAATGGCGGACGTTCGTTTTCACGCCCAGGACTGCTACGGCTGGTTGGCGGCGATGTATCCCTATGCCAAGTTCCGGTTTTGGAAGATGGACGACTGCGACCGAGATAACGAGGATCGGGTAGTGCTGGTATGAAACCTGTCCAATTTGACCCAACGTCTCACACGTACACCATTGGTGGACGGTGGGTGCCCGGCGTGACCCGCGTGCTCGCGGATTGCGGGTATGTGAAAGGGGCTGACTGGTTCACCGACGAGTCCCGCATCCGGGGGAAGCAAGCACACTACGCCTGCCAGTTGGTAGATCAGCACGCACCCGACGCTCTGACGATGGAGGACGCCCTGGATGTGATTGACTTGGCCCCGGCGCTCCATCCGTATCTGGCGGGGTATCTTTTGTTCCGCCGGGAGAAAAGTTTCCGCCCAGTGTGGAACGAGCGCCCGATGCACTTGTCCAGTCCTATGGTGGCCGGAACGCCGGACTCTTGGGGCCACTACGGGGATGGACGGAAGGTGCTGGTCGATCTCAAATCCTGGAGGGGCCAAGGGCCTACTCCGAAACGCGCTGCCGTCCTCCAGACGGCTGGATACAAGTTAATGGTGAAAGAGGCCACCGGAGAGGACACCGACCTCCGAGTGATCGTGGCGCTTCCTGGGGACGGGCGATATCGGGCATACGAGTGTAAGGACCCGCGCGACGAGTTCCTATTCCAGTGCTGCGCCCATTCCTGGTGGGATCGTTACAACAACAAGCTGGTGTCGGGAGATCCAGCGGAGGTAGAGGTAGAAGCATAATGGCCGACAGAAGCGCAAGGAACGACAAAGAGAAGCGGGATCGGGCAGAGCTTGCGGAGTACCGGCGGATCGTTGGCGACCGTCTCTCCGTGGCCCAACCCACCCCAACAGTCCTGGACGAACATCTGGAGTGGACGAAACGTCTCAGCGAGTTCGTCAACACCATCGGTCTCCGCAGGAAACCGTACTTCAAAGAGGAGCTACCCAAATGACGAAAGAGATCACGCCGTTTTATGTGGGCAAGTTGGCGACTGCCGCCGCGCAGTTGAAAGTGACCCTAGAGGTCGATCCGGCCCTACTCCGGGAAGAGGTGGAGCAATACACCCAAGGGTTGTCCACGGTGCAGTTGGCCGTAAAGAATCTACAGGTCAACGACGAAGAGAGCTACCAGCAGTGCATCGAGCTTCGCAACGACGCTGGCCGACGCGAGAAGGGACTCACCGACATCTGGAAGCGGTACAAGGGACCGCTCAATGCCGCCCGGCAGGTGGTCCTGGATTACGAGCACGAGACGGTGGACGTATGCAAGGCCGCGAAGGATCTGGCCACCAAGAAGGGCGAGCAGTACATCATGGAGCAACGGCGGGCACAGCGGGCGGCCGAGGAACAGATGGCCGAGGCTGCCCGGAAGTTGCAACGGGATCTGGAGCGGAAGGCGTCCGACTTGGCTCTCACCGGCCAGATGAAGGAAGCCGAGCAGGTGACCATGCAGGCGCAGATGGCCGTGGCCCCACGCCTGCCGAGCGCAGTCCCCGTGGCGGTCGGCGCCAGGGTGGGGGAGAAGTACACGGCACGGGTGATGGATGTCATGGCCGTTTTGAAGTCGATCGTGGACGGCCAAACGCCCCTCATGTGGGAGGTGAAGCCGGGCGACGTCCGCCAGCTGGTAGTGGTTGATGAAGTGGTGCTGCGGGCCATCGTGCTACGCCAGATTACGGGGTTGCGGATCCCCGGCGTGGTGGTGGAGGAAGGGGCCAAGATCAGTTCGACGCCGGGGGGAAGGTAGTTGCCGCAGTACGAGATAACCGAGGAATCATGGGGGAGGGTGAGCAACCTCCTGATGGAGACCTACCCTGCCCCAACAACCGACAACCAACTCAACCAACTGGAGAATACAACGATGAACTGGTACGAAGATTTCACATCGAGCAACGTAAACCGGATAGGTTACGACCCGTCCACCGAAGAATGCTTTGTCGAGTTCAAAGACAAAAGCAACAACGTGACCTCAACGTGGGCCTACAGCCGAGTGTCGGCCGACGACTTTGAGGCCATCAGAACGGCGCCAAGCGTTGGGAGCGCCGTCAACCGCAACCTCGTGCGGAGCGGCTTGTATTCAAGTCGCAAGGTGTCCTGATATGGGCTTCCGCGACCGAAGCTCTGCCGGCCGCTCGTCGATCGTGCCTTTCGTCCCCGGTGAAGATTCCGGGGACCGGCACGACCGGAGGCTCTCCGCCAATCTGTGTGATGAGAACGACGCGCGGGCCGCCGCTAAGGCGATCGGGTTGGTGCTGAAGATTGCTAACGACGGCCATCACTGGATGTTCACCAGCCCAGGGTTTGTTGCCGACTGGTGGCCGTCATCCGCCAAACTGGTGTTCAACAAGGAGTTCAGAAGAGGCGTTCACTGCCATGACTGGCAGCAGGCGCTACAAGAGATTGAGAAGCGACTGATCGCGTCCAACGTTGGACGCAAGGAGACTCCCTGTGGATAGGCCACTGCCCCCGATGAAAGACCACTGCTGCGGTAGCTGCAAGTGGTTTGAGTTGTACACCCCGCTGACCCCAACCGGCCGGTGGTCGAAAGACAGCGTAGGCCACTGCCGATGGCCGGAGCCACACGTCACGTACCCGGTGGCCATCACTATGTCTGTTGGTTTCAGGGTTTATCAATCCCGCAGTTACGTACAGCCGGCCACCGCCGGATGCCCCACTTGGGAGGTGCGCTCATGACCTGGAAGTCACAACTGGACATCGGCCGCGTGTTTGAACTGCGATCCAGAAGCACGAAATACCCGCCACCGTGCGGCTTGATCTTGAACCTACCCGCGCCTGGAAGAACCTACGTTGACCGTTTCATGGTTGCGGTGGACGGATTAGGCTGTATCGGTGACGGTCTCTATCGGCAAAGCCACAACCCAGACATCTACGTCGGTGGCATACGCCCCGAAGAATTCACCAGCCGACGCATCGCGCGGCGCCGCCCTGATCTGGAGCGGTTCGATGCGGATGACATTGCCCTGATCCGCTACGGACATAATCTCGATTTTGATGGCACCATCCACTCCTACTCGATGCCCAGCATCCCGCTCACGGCCCTCGCTGAGTGGACGGTATTCTGGACACCGCCATACACAGACGGTTTCCTGTACTTTAGGCCAAACGAGCGCGAGCGCAAAGCGATGGCGGGCGCATGGCACTTCAGCCATCACGGCGGGCCGAAGCACCTTGGATACAACTATGGCCACGTTGTCGCTACTCGGAGCACTGGAGCGCGGCTGGAGCGTGTTCGCCGGATCGTGCTCCGCTATTTGTCCGACATGATCGAAACGGCGGTGCATGTGGTCCGCTATACGGACGAACACGGGCGGACCTGCGTAACCACCGAGTTCGAGGGCGAGTGCGCTCCGTTCGGAGACGGGCGCACAACGATCTACCCAGATGCGAAGGATGGAGAGTACTCGATGTGCTGTGGCCCTCGAAAGGAGCGAACCTGATGTTCCCCTCCCTTTTCTTCTGCGTAGACAAGAAGCATTCTTTTGACCTTTCCGAATGCCTGCGCTCCAACGGCATCCGCGTCTATCCCCTCACCGAGGACACCCCACCGGATCAGCGCAAGCGGTTCGTGCGGCTGTTTAAGGAGGGGGAGATAGATGGCTTGGCTTCATGTGGCGTGATTGATGAAGGCTTCGACGCCCCTAACGCAGTGGGGGGTTTTCACTGCGCCCCAACTAAGTCGGGGCTCCGCTACCGGCAGAGGGCAGGTAGGATCTTGCGGCCGTACCCAGCGCCGCAAGGAGAGCGCCTCTATCAGAAGGCCGCTCTCCACGGCATCTGGAATCATCTGAAACAGGGGGTCATCAACCAGCTTGTTGTGATGCCGACCGGCACGGGTAAGACCCGAATGGCTGCCCAAGTACCCAAGGTGATCAAGCACTGGAGGGAGAAGGCGGGGAAGGCCCGGCGCGGCCGTCTTCTGTTTCTCGTCCACCGGGAGGAACTGGCGCTGCAAACCGCCGATACCTTCCGCGAGCACACTGACATGACAGTGGGAGTGGAGAAGGCTGGATCCTACGCTGGTGATGCTGACGTCGTAGTGGGTAGCGTGCAGACCCTTGGCCCGGCCAAGTACGAAGACCTAGGGGGCGGCGAGGGGAGGTGGGAGTACAACTCCCGGCTGGCCTCTCTGCGGCCTGAGGACTTCGACTGCATCATAACCGACGAGGCCCATCACTTCAAGGGCAAGTTTTATAACCAGATACTCCGGCGCATGCACGCGCTCAAGGGGGAACCAGACCGAGACCCGGACATCCTCAGCCTATTCATCACGGCGACTCCTAACCGTGCGGACAACGTTGGTATGGAGGCGGTCTGCGATGCCCTTGTCTACGAATATGGGATCGTACAGGCGACGAAGGACGGCTACTTGGCGCCGCTCCACGCCTTCCGCTGCGAAACTACTGTGGACCTATCCGAACTGAAGACCCGCATGGGGGACTTGGAGCCAGAGAAACTATCCAAATTGGTCAATATCCCCGAGAGAAATATGCTGGTCGCCCGCGAGTACCTTCGGATACGGGATATGATCGCTCCGGACTTCGCGTCCAACGTTGGACCAGTCAAACCGTACTGTGTGCTGGTCGATTTCGTAGACGCGACCGGCCGCCATTCACTCATCTCCGCCCCGCAACTGTACGGCCTCCGTGAAAAGTTCGACCCGAAGGGTGCCAACGTCTTAGAGCAGGCGGCGGAGATCGACTCTATCCAGGCAGCCAACCCCGGCCTGGACCTCCGCGAGGCCACCGACTTGGAAGATGCCAAGCGCCGGGCGGATGCCTACAAGACCTCCCTGCAAAAGCTGGACCTCCTCAATCCATCGATCCCGAACGCCCTGCGCCACCTGTCCAAGATGACCTGGGTGGCGGAAGCGGCCGGCTCCTACCGACTGGGACTCATGGATGGCTCCATGCTCACCGTGCGGGAGGATGCCCTGGGTGGGTTCGAGGTGAACCGCCATGTGCGCGGGGTGAAGACGAAGCTCTACGCAGCCAAAGACCTGCCCCAGGCGATCAGCTTGGCCGAGAAGGAGATCCCGCCCAGTGACAAGCGGGTGCTGGCGGCCGATGCGGGGTGGAGGACAGAACCACCCACAGACAAGCAGTGCAGTAGGTTAATCGTAATCGATCGGCACTACAACCACCAGTTCCATGGGAACATGAAGGCTCTGTACACCTACGTTCTTGCCCGATACACCGCTGGCGACCCTTTATTCTCCAGGGGAGGAATTGCCGACAGGATGAATCGAATCGACGCCAAGCGAAGGTAACGTGGGCAGTAAATAGTGCCTACTTCTGCCACCCGGCAGGACCCGGCATGGGGAACAGACTAGGCGCTGGCATCCTGGCGACCAACCCAAAGGGACTGTGGTGCCGGGGATTGCCCGAAGTAGGTGGCGGCAGCCAGGAACTCGGGATCGGTGGTCTGGAAGTTGTCACTTGCCATGCCGATCAGGGAGTAATAGAGCCGCAGTCGAGAGTTGGCCCCTACGGAGGGGATGTGAGTCGAGGAGCCGACGATGAGCGCCTGGTTAAATACTGGCGAGGGCGCGGCTGCTGGAGAAATAAACGTCGCAACGTTCAAAATATTGGAAAGCGGAAGCGGATTTGCAGACATGCAGAAGTTCTCCTTAAAGTTCGTTAAATCGTTTCAATAATCGAGTCAGATCTGAGCCGTAGCTGATTACTGCACCCCGACTACGGCGCACCCGCCGCCCCCTCCGCTCATGCCCACCGTAATCGTGTGGGAGAGCGTTCCATCGCTGATCGTCAAGGTGCCACCTGTAGATCCCGTGGTGATGGTCAGTGTAGCCGCTGTGTTACTCGCTATGGCTTGACTGATCTTGGTTACCCCGGATACGCCTGATATAGTAAATGTCTGCGCGATCCAGGTAGTGCTATCTCCAGTGAGCGACAACACTATATTGGCAGTATTGCTGGTCGGCACAGCAGTTGGAGAAACGGTAAATGTCGCCGTCCCAGGGACCTCCTCTGTTCCGATTGACCAGAACCCCGTGGCCCCGTCGTTGCCGGGAACACTCTGATTGTTGTATTCGGCTGCTATCCAAGCGTCCGAGAATGCGCTTTGCGCTATATGTGCCTCATCGATCACGCTGTTTGCGAAGTTTACGACGCTGCCCGTATAAACCGCCCCAATGAGCGCTTTTGCCCCAGCAGTGCTGTTTAGAACTCCACTTACGTTGGCGTTCGATGTCTGCTTGACACCATTGACGAAAATGGATGAGTTAGTGGCGTCATAGGTGATTGCCAGATGGTACCAGCTACCCGCAGATGGAACAGAGGTTCCGGCAGTCAGAGTACACGCAGAACATCCCCGGTAGACGAATACGTTGGACCCGCTGGAGAATCCAAACAGGTTCCCTCCGGCTCCGTTGTACCAGGAAATCACGTCCTGTTCCGATGACACCACGGTTGGTTTGACCCATGCAGAGTATGTGAAAGGCTGATTTGGTCCAGCCTGCAACGTAGTCGGATTTCCTAAGTCAACATAATCGGTTATGCCGTTATATGTGAGGCCGTTGCCGATCTTTCCCGTCGCAGACTTACCGCTGGTATTCGCTGCCGCAGCCCCGTTATTTCCGTTGGTTGTCGCATCGGCTACCGCAGTGCTGGAGGCGTTATCCTCGGAGTGATAGACTCCGCCGAACGCCGCCCAGGTCGTAGCATTGTTTCCCTGGTATGTCGTGACGCCGGAGTTTCCGTAGCAGAGATTGATCGTCGTGCCGTTTGCGAGCGATGGCACCTTGACCCACATTTGCATCGCGCCAGTGGTCGCTGCATAACTCCCTGCGACGAGTTGGAACGGCAGCAAGGTCCCGGTCGAACTCACTGGAATAATGTCGTATCCAGATGCGCTCGTAACATGCCCGCCGTTAGCTACTGTCTTGAGCATGGCGCTGGCGGGGTTGAGAATGAGCGCCGGGAAGTCAGTAAGGGTTCCCGTCACTTGGCCCGTTTGCACCTGCGCCACTTTCGCATAACCGTACCCAGATGGGCAAGTCACTGCCAGCGCAGGTGATGCAGCCAACAGCAGTACCGATAGTAAGCGCCTCATGCTACCTTCCCTCCCACACCTGGACTGATCCAGTAATCCAAGTGAACGTACTCGGAGATGACAGCGTGACGCACACCATCGTTTGCGGAGCCAGCGTGCGCGCCCAACTCGTCAGGGTCGAGTCCGTAAGCTTCGCCACGCTCGACATCGACTCTCCACCATTGCTGATATCACTAGCGGACGATGGTCCTGTGTAAGATGCCAACGCCACTGCTTTGACGGTGATTGTAACTGATCCGGCTTGATCCCCTTGCGCTGAAAACTGATTGATGTACCCACCGAATGGGACCAAGGTGCATCGGGTTGTGGTTCCGGAAAGCGCCGACCCGCCGCCGTCAAACGTGAATGGGATAGTGCGCCATGGCATATAATTGTTGGCGCTCCAAGTGGAGTCCGTGAGTGCCGTACCGGAAAAGTCTACGTAGTTTGTCTTCTCTATGTTGTTGTGGATCGCAGTAGAGTCACCGCAGAGGAATGGCCCTAGAGCATCGTACCAACCGTTATCTCCAATGTTCCAGTTGGTCGAATTGGATAACTTTATTCCGCACGAGTAACTGTACGTGCAGGACCCAGCGCCGTTGATCGGCGCGCAGCCCTCCAGCGTGTTCCCGCGTATCGTGTTTGAGCGATTGTTGTACGCCGCGCTCTGCGCGTTAGCTGCCCTGATGATGGGTGGCGTCGTGCTCGTATTTCCCCCAATCACGTAACTGTTCAGGAATTTAGTATCATTGACGTTGCCTACCATGTCGAGGACAATCCCCATGCGCAGAAAATCCACCGTGTCGATTACGCTGCCGTACCCGCTGAACGGGTCCGTGATCGCTCCGGTAAGTGGGTAAGTTCCGCCGCCTCCCATCTGGATAGCTGTGTTGCACCCGCTTCCCTCAGCGACCGCCGAAAAGAAACTGGCATGATGGACCAGCAGTTTCGTTCCTGTGGTCAACAGAAACGTGGCGCAGTCCGTAGCGAAGTCTGCAATCGTCAAGTGATCGAGTTCGAGTGTGCCGATCCCGCTCGTCCAAAACTTCGGTCCCGCACTGTATCGAAGATCCAGGTAAGATCCCTTGCTGACAGATGCCACAGAAACCAGCAAGTCATCCCCAGAGGACGCTCCCCCGCCAGATATCCTGATAGGTGGCATCGAATATCCAACCCCACCGTGGCACGTCACGATTTGAGAGTTTGCCCTAATACCTTTACCGGCATCGATACACAGGTGGCCTCCGTTCGCCGCGCAATACCCAGCAATGGTGGAATTCAGCCGCGTTGATTCGTCGGTGCCGTCGAGTGCGAACCCGAGCGACGAAGCCAGATCACAATTAGCGCCGCCACCCGAACCTGCTGGCCCCTGCGGGCCAGTTGCGCCCGTCGCTCCAGCGGCACCTTGCGGTCCTGTCGCGCCAGCAGGGCCAGTAGCCCCGGCCGGACCGGTGGCACCCGTTGGCCCTGGAACGGAGGAAGCCGCTCCCGTTGCACCAGTAGGACCCTGCGCTCCTGTGGCACCCGTAGCTCCAGTTGCTCCAGTTGCTCCAGTTGACCCCGTTGGACCTGTTGCGCCCGCTGGTCCAGTAGGACCCGTTGATCCAGTTGCCCCAGTGAACCCGAACGTTGCCCAATAAGTTGGGCTTGTATCTGGTTGATGCCCTGTATTGGATGATGCAAGAGAGATAAACGTCACTGCTGGAGTACCGTATGACACGACATCTAACGCAGCGTATGTTGTCCCCGCCGCGTACTGTCCACGCGCCACAAACGATCCGGTGGCTGCCGTAAGGAATCGCCAAGTGTCCGTCGCGGGGCAGTCGTACAACCCAGGATTGGTAGTGCCGGTCCGAAAGAAAACATCACCAGTCGCGGGCGAGCATTGTGATGGCAGCGCCGCGTTCCACTGGACGTGCCTTGCGATGCCAGAACTGGTCTGCGCCCACAGTCCAACATTGGACGCCAGAATCAAGAATACTGTAAGTAGACGCATCGTGTGGGCTCCTTTAGGGAATCAACTCCACATTTACTACACACGTCGCCCCGGAGGCCCGCAGCCACATCGCCCCGACCGGGACGTTCATGGCTTCCTTGCTGGCCCGGTACTGGTCATGCAGAAGAAGCTCGTATGACTTCCTGGTCGAAGACACGTTGGCGTCTCCCACGTAGACCGAGTTGGCCCCGTTTGAACTGTCGGCCTGAAGAGACATCTGGCCGACATTCTGGATGAGCCCGGCGAGGGAAGAGTCTACCGCAACAAGTAACGCCAACAGATTGTGCGGGTTTGTATCGGATAATGTCAAACTAATTCCATAGTACGCATTCAGAGCGACAGCCATTCAGGACACCTCATTCTGAATCATACCCCCATAGACCTTTCAAATCAACGTGGTGTAGGGTATACTGGGGCCGATGGCGGAACTACCCGATTCCAAAGCAAGGGCATCCTGCGACCTCGATGGGGTGATCACGGTGGGACCGGGCAAGACTCCCTACGACTTTGCCCCCGTGCGAACTGGTGCCCGCGATTTCCTCCGCACCCTCCACGAGCGCTACGAAGAAGTCATCATTCACACGGCCCGGCCGGTCGATGCGGCCAAGAACTACCTGCGGCAGAACGGTTTGTTGAAGTACGTGGCGGACGTCACCAACACGAAGCTCCCATCCAAGGTCTACATCGACGACAGGGCGGTGGCGTTCACTGGGGACTTCGAAAAGACCCTGGAAGAGGTCGAGGACTTCCGGCCGTACTGGGCAAAGTCCGCGTCCGACGTTGGACTAGATGATGCCTCCACCCAGTTCGACCTGCCGCCGGACCTTGCGGCCAAGGTGATCTCCATGGGGAAGAATGTCCCAGACTCTATGCTCCACGGTAAGGGTCGTGAGGAGCACCCTCACATTACCGTGCTCTATGGGATCGAGGACGAGACGCCGGACAAGTTGGCCGCCGCTCTCAAAAACTTCGGCCGCGTCCGAGCCCGGCTTGGCGCCACGAGCTTCTTCCGGGTTCAAAAGAAGGGGTTCGACGTCGTGAAGCTAACCGTCGCGTCAGAGGACTTGAAGCGGTTGCGCAAAGCGGTGGAAGCGGCGTCTAAGTTCCATACGGATTTCCCGGACTACGTGCCCCACGCGACGATCGCTTATACGAAGCTAGGCAGCGGAGAGAAATTCTCTGGAGATCGCACGTTGGCCGGCGAGGAATGCGTCTTCGACGCCCTTACGTTCTACGGATCGAATGGAGAACGGACGAGGATACTCCTGACCTAGCCGGTCAGCTTCCTCGGCGATCTCTTCGACGTCGTATCCGTTTTTCACCAGAAACGTAAGGTCCATTTCCCCACCTCACTACTCCCGGCGGCTTGTCCTGTTGTACGGACGGGCCGCCGGGATCCGTACACGATTGACCTGTTGATCCATCGTACCTGATTTCTGCCGGGCCAGTCAACCACCCGGCGCAAAAATGGGTTGACTTGTGGCGTGAGGTGGGGTACTGTTTTATTTTCCAGTGATGATTTCCAGTTGGCCGACTGGTTCACTGTGGATCGCCGGAGCCCGGCGGAGGGAGACCCCTCCATCCTTCCGCCACCCGGTTGCCCCTACGGAGGGGGCTTATAACGTATGAAGATTAAAGTTTCCGTAGAGCGCCTCCCGTTCTGGGTTTGGTTATGCCGGTTTGCCTACCGTCATGCGGCCAAACGAAGCTCTGGTATCCCCACCGGTCTACCGGGCCATCGGGATCCCGAGAGCCGGTGTGACCAGTACTTCCCTGTGAAGGAACCGAGTGGTAAAGGTCCGTGCGGGGGCGACGGGCACTACTTGTGCCGTGATTGCGAATGGCTATCAGCCGAGCGTATCGCTGAGTTCGATGGAAATTTGGAGGAGTTCTATGGCCGGTAGCGAAAGTTGCATTTATCATCCAGAAAGGGACCAGTTTCTAATCATCCGACGCCATTATGTGGAGATGTTCGGAGGTGACGTTGACCTAGCTGCATTGCTCGCCTTATTCGAGTTCTGGACGAATGGGGAGTTGGATCAGTTTGCCAAGCGGAGAGAGCAAGGAATCCCGTGGGTGACGGTGGCCATGCCAGTCATCGAACACTGGATGATGAACATCTGTGGACGTCGGAAGATCCAGGACAAATTGGCGCTCTTGGACAAGTGGGGACTTCTCCGGTCAAACACCCCTGGATGCCAAACTTCCAAGAGCTACCTGCTGAATATAGATGGCTTAAACCAACTCGTCCACTCTGGGGTTAAAGTGGACGAGTCCTTCATCGGCAATTTTGCCGATGGGGATGCTGCAATCACAGGGTCAAGTAAAGAGGTGATCGGCAAATCTGCCGATCAGAGTCAAGAGGTGAGTAAAGAGGTGATCGGCAAAAACGACCGAGCTTATGCATTTTCTGCCGATCAGAACGACGATGTATCATTATTGTGTTTAAAGAAAGAAGAAAAGAAAGAAGAAGAGGAACACAACTCACCCTCTTTGGTTCCTTCGGAACCTGAAAACCAAAGTCAAAACCCGGATGTTCCTCCCGCCGCCGGCCGTCCAATGTTGGACGGGGACGAGACCCAGGAATCGGCCCGACCCGGCAAGCGGTCCTGGAAACGCCCAAAGCCAGAACGACCCCACGGGTTCTCCGATCGTATGCGCCAGCTTCGCGAGGGTGCCCACAATCAAGCAGCAGACGGGGTAGAGCGGCTTATGACGCCTTCTCGCGTGGTGACCAGCGCTCCGGAGACCCCGATAGCTCCTGGGGCATCCTACGCTCAAGAGGAGACATTCCCCGTGAGGTGGAATCGGCTGGTACCGGCGCGGCCGGTGGACGCCGGGCTTCTGGCCCCAAATCCGAAGGCGTACCGGGAGCAGGTATTCGCCCAAAGGTTCGACGAGATCTGCCAAAAGGCCAGCGCTCTTATCGCGGCTGGCGCTGACGTGCAGTTCGGGTTTCTGTTGAGCACCGACCGAGGAACGGAGCAATACCGGTGGCAACAACTCCTGGCGGGCCAACTGGACTGGATGAAGCCGAGGGCCAACGGGAGCGTCAAGGAAGTGAAGAAGCCGGTAGATGGAGTGGCGATAGCCGCGCAGATGCGCAAGGAACGATTGGAAAGGGAGGCAAAGGAACGTGCCGCAGAAGTCAACCAAGACACCCACTGAGCGGGAGGAAGACATCATGGAGGCGGTCTCTGTGCTCGCGGGGATGCCGAAGTATCCGGTCGAGGAGAAACAGTTCAAGTTCTTCTGCCGCATGATGGCCCGATTCATGCAGACCGTGGAGATCACCCACGAGTGCCCAGAGGACCCAGAGTGGACGAAGAAGTACGGCCTGGGGGTGGTGAACCCGATGAACCACACGATAGAGACCGTGGCTGAGGGATGCACATTCTTCCCAAGTTTGGCCCAGTGGCGCCGGATCTACTGCAAGTGGTTTCGGCCGCTTGACGGCAAGTGGCCGGCCGATATCGAAGAACAGGTGGAGGAGTAGCGGGTGGCCAACCACGAGAAAGGGCTTCCGTGTAACGTGGATGCCGAGAAGTTCGTCCTCGGGTCGATCCTCCTTGACGGGGAGATCTACCCGCAGGCCAGATCCATCCTGGAATCCAACGACTTCAGCCTGGATAAACACCGCCGGATCTATCGCAGGATCGGGCAGATCTACGAAGACGGCGGCCATATCGACCGTATCACCGTCACCAACCAGTTGATGATGTTCGGGGAACTGGAGTCTTGCGACGGGCTGTCCTACCTTATTTCGCTGGACGACGGTCTTCCCGAGTCACCGCACATCGAGTCATACGCCTGGATCGTCAAGGAGAAGTCGGCCCTCCGATCCACCATCTTTGCCGCACAACACCTGATCAACCGTGCAATGGGTGGAGAGGAAACCGCCCGTGACATAATCGACGGGGCCGAAGAAACTATCCAACGAATCGACGCCGGGCTTGCCAGCAAGCAAACCCTACTTTCCCCCACCGAGATCATTGAGTCCCATGGCGGGATACCAAGCTTCCTACAGCACGCGATCAAGCCGGGCATCTCCACGGGGTTCCCCCAGATAGACGAGTACACCTTGGGCCTTCAGGAGGGGTGCCACTACATCATCGGAGGTCGCACGGGGTCAGGAAAAACTGCAATGGCGGAGAATATCGGGATCAACGTCGCCAAGACTGGGGTCCCCGTGGCTATGTTCAGCTTGGAGATGAGCAAGGAATTGGTCATCGCGCGGGCGGTCTGTTCTGAGGCCAAGGTCCCGTTCAAAGCGTACATAAAGAATGACATGGACCCAGAGCAACGACACGCGGTACGGGACGCCCTGAACCTTATCATGGAGTTGCCGTTCTACATCGACGACTCTCCGGACCTTACGGTGTCTCAGTTGCCGTCGCGGGTAGATCGGGCCGTACGGGACAAACACATCCGGCTGTTCATCACCGACTACCTACAGATCATGAACGCGGAGCCGGAGTTGAAGCTGTTCTCTGAGTATGACCGGGTGACTTTCGCCAGCAAGATCTGCCGCAGTGCCGCTCGTAAGCACAACATCAGTTCGATCGCTTTGAGCCAGTTGAGCCGTCCAGCCGACAAACGGAAGCCTGGGGCCAAGCCAACGCTCTCAGATCTCAAGGCAAGCGGCGGTATCGAGAACGATGCGGCGGCGGCCATCCTGATTCACCGACCAGAGATGTTCGACCACAACAACCAAAGCCTGAAGTTCAAAGCGCAGGCCATTATTGCTAAGTCCCGCGTGGGCGGGCAGGGTGATGTCAACCTCCGATTCGATGGGAAATACTATCGGTTCACCGACGAGGGACCAACCGAGGATACCTATGACGAAGACGACTAGTCCGTGTTCGTGCTGCAAGAAGACTAACCAGTTTTGCCGTTGCACCCGCGAAGTTTGTGGCAAGTGCCACCAGTGTTCAGTCCACTGCGAGTGCTTCAACCCAACGTTCAGTCCAACGTTGGACTCAGTGCGTGAGCCGGAAGGCGACCGTGGCATCTGCCGGGCGCCAGAGTGCCGAGCGGTGATCTGGTGGCAGGTTACCGCCAAAGGGAAGCGTACGCCGGTCAACGCCGATGGATCGCCACACTGGGCGGATTGTCCGGCGGCTAAGTCATTTTCGAAAAGGAGAACGAAGTGAAGATAGTCCAACCGTACGCGAAGTTGATGGATGTACCTGATCTAGATTCCGGTATCCGGTTATTGAAAAAGATCGAATGGTGCGGGCGCATCTCTCACCGTTCTGAAGAAGCTCAGACTGAGGACTCTTGGCGCCGCTTCGTAGAGACTGTGGTCCTGGGCCACGGTGACTGGAGCATCGTCGAACACGCAAGCACCACGGTTGACATGCTGGTGGACCGGGGGATCACGCATGAGGTAGTGAGGCACCGGCTGTTCTCTTTCACTCAGGAGAGCACTCGGTTCGTGAACTACGAGAAGAAGATGCCAGCGTCGTTCATCGATCCATTCCTTGACCCTTGCCCATCGTCGGACATCGTGGCATCAAGAGAGCAGTGGCAGGATGCGATCGGCGCCGCCGAGTGGGCGTACAAGAAGCTGATCGAGAAGGGGTGTGCTCCGCAAATTGCCCGCTCCGTCTTCCCCAATGCGCTCGCTTCCCGCATCATTATCACCGGCAACCTCCGTAACTGGCGCCACTTCTTCATTATGCGGGTGACGAAGGAAGCCCACCCACAGATGCGCCAAGTTACTATCCCGCTTCTGGCCGAGTTCAAGGCCAAGATACCAATCCTGTTTGACGACATTGAGCCCCTGACGAAGCAGACAGTGGCGATGAGCAAGATGCGATGACTACCCCACCGGAGCGGGAGTTTCTTCGGTTGGCTTGCGACTGGATGGTATGTCGGCTCGTATTGCTTGGCCACCCACCCAGCCGTAAGGGGCAGGTGTACGATCCGTGCTCATGGATGATTGGAGAACTGGCCACCCAATCCGAGATGTACTTGGTCTGTAAGGAGATGAGGCGTGACAATAGAACTGTTCTGGTCCGACAAGCTGAAAAGAACTGACTGTTCTCTGTTCAAGAGTTTCGCGCAGGCTATGGTCATGCGACTGATGCAAGGCTGGCCGACCTACGGGTTCGACCGGCGCTTCCAATACCTGACCCGTCTGGAGAAGGAGGTTGCCGCTTATCGGAAGACCGGCAACAGGGAGCACCTAATCAACGCTGCCAACTACTGCTACATGGAGTCGGAGAAGCCAGAGCTACCCGGATCACACTGGGACAACTCAGTAAAGAGCGTGACGCGGAAGCAATCGTGGTTGGACGCCGCCCGTGACCGGATAACCTCTTGACTCCGCCGACCAACCGGAGTAACCTTTAGGCGTGGTGGGGTCGTCCCCACCGACACCCTTTGACCGCAAAACTATAGGAGAAGCATGCCGACGAATCTATCCGCCATTGCGAAGAAGAAGGTGAGCCCGGAGGAAATCAAACTCCTCAGCGAACTCACCAAACCAAACGCCAAGATCGAAGTCTCCGTCTCCGGCGAGATCACCGCCAAAGACTGGAAGGAAACCACAGGGGTAGTCTGCCGGGCGCTGGTCCGAGCGCAGATGCAGGGACAGAAACTCTTCCCAGTCCTGGGGCGCCTGCTCGTGATCGCCGAAGAGAACACGGCCATCTGGGAGGGACACGAGAGCTTCAAGAAGTTCCTGGTGGCCGAGATCGAGGATAAGTTCGGGATCTCCGTCTCATCAGCCTACGAGACCCTGAATGTGGCGAAGCGCCTGCCTCACCTCCAACTGGGGCAAGTGGAGTCCATCCCCCGCCGGAACATGCGGGTGTATCTCCAAGCCGTTCCAGTGGGCAGCGAAAAGAACAAAGAGAGCGTGGCGCTGATGGAGAAGGCCGCCGAGCTTCCGGAGAAGGAGTTCCGGGAGCACTGCGAGAACCTCAAGCTGATCGAGAAGGGTGAGACGGCCGGCGCTTTCCTACGTGTCCCCTGCAACAAAACCCAACTGAAGCGGATGGAGAAGTTCTTCGAGAACCCCCAGTATCAGGCGTACTGTGGCACAACCAAACCCATCGTCATGCTCGAACGGGCCATCGAGGAAGCGGCTAGCGAATGGATCATCCAGGCGGCAGCGGCGGAAGTTGAGGCTGGATGATATGGGGATGCGGCTCAATGATCCCCGCTGGTTCCGCGATCCGGCACAGATCGAGCGGAGAATCTGGATTACCGGAGCCACCGATTCGGATATCGAGAAGCGCAGGAACGATCTGGAGCTAGTCCAGTCACTCAGCGTGTTGTCCACGGAGAGTCTTTTGGAGTTGTGGGACGTCAAGGATACGGCCGCCCGCAGGTGGAAGGAGACGAGCTACTGGCGAATGCGATGCCCTGTATGCGGCGGGTGGGCCTACTATAACCGGTCTGCATGGGCGGGAGATGGGTACTTCAACGTTGTCCCGAAGTGCCGAGACTGCGGTTGGCCACAGGTCGATCAGATCATGGGATCGAACATCATGGTCCCAAATCCCCGTAGTGGGTTTCGGCTGTGGAACAAAGGGGGTACGTTTTGAAACTCAGCATGGCAGAGCGCATAACGGGACTTGAGATCCTGGAGATCCCCCGGATCGGCAAGAAGATCGGGACGGCCGTCACCTACGCTGCCTACGATGACGGGGTTGAGGTGATCCGCCGCACGGAGTCCGGACACTCCGCCACATTGTCGGCCGTGGTGGAGGTGCTCTACAAGAGGACCAGCCGTCGAGTGTTCGAGGAACAAAGTTTCTTGTGCTTCGTTTGCGGGCGGCTGCGCCCACTTCAAGCGGACCACATCCACCCACGGGCGCGTGGACGGTGTGACCAGCGATGGAACTTGCGTGGGGTATGTGCCGAAGACCATCAACTCATAACAGACAACAAGCTGGTGGACCCGCAGCCTCATCCGAAGGTGCTGTCGGCCGTCCAGCGGCATGGGTGGACCTGGGAGCCGGATTCCAATGTTGTTGGCTGGCACCAACTGATCGAGAGTCCAACGTTGGACGCGGTGGAGGCAACGGCTTGAAGCAGAACCAGACGGACCCCAAGTTACTCTGGAATGCATACGTAGATCTCGGGAGCATACACCGAGCCGGGGATAAATTCGGCATCGGAGGGGAAACTGCACGAAGGGTACTCCATAGAGCCGGGTTTCACCTACATAATACACAGTGGTCTCAAGACGAGGACCGTATCCTTTCGGATTACTATGAAACCTGCACACCCGGAACATTCGACATAACCGAAATATCTATCAGGTTGGGGAGGTCGTATGCGGGGGTAGCTTGCAGGGTTGGCGAGATTGGCCTGAGAGTCCAAGGATACTACCCCACTCCACAGCAGAGGGAGAGAAGGTCCGCATCACAGAAAACTCGGCTTACAAAATTCCACCCAAACAAGGGAAGAAGGTTCGGCCCTATGGGGAAGGAGCATAAGGAAAAAATCTCTCGTGGGTGCATTCTTACATTTTCGGAACAGCGGATCTCTGGCACTGGCCAATTCAGTAATGAATCCCGCGATAAGAAGTCTGTGTCTATGTCCAGACTCCAAACGGAGCGTATACTGCATGGTAAGTACCAGGGAGGCAAGTACAGGAATGGCCCGCGAGGGGATCTCGGTGGCATGCGATTCAAGTCTTCTTGGGAGGCCAACTACGCGCGAGTATTGAACTGCCAAATTGCGCGTGGAGATCTGCTGTCTTGGGACTATGAACCGGACGCGTTTAAGGTTTTGGTCAACGGAAGGACTCTCCACTACATACCCGACTTCAGGCTTACTGAACCCGGAACCGATCCTCCTAGATATGTTGAGGTAAAGGGGTGGATGGGGGAGAAGGCTAGATTAAAACTAGAGGCTATGAAAATTTGCCATCCTGAAGTTCCTCTCCACGTATTGATGGAGGGTGAGTACAGGGAGCTATCATGTGAATACTCCTCACTCATCCCTCAGTGGGAGGCCTAATTGCCTGACGATCCAATTGTAATAGAATTCCGAGGGTACTGCTCAAAGAAGAACCGAAAGGCTCCTAACGCCAACGGCAAGGGTCTGCACATAGAGCCAAAGACCCGTGAGATGATTCAGCGTATGGAGCTTCAGGTGCCGGGGTGGGCACGGGACAAGATGCTGGTGAACCCGGAAGTGGAGTGGCACTTTACTTACACGAACGCCGGGGTGGATAAAGACGGGATCATCACCACCGTCCTGGATATCCTCCAGAAATACCGCGTGATTCAAAACGACAACATCAACAACTTCAACGGCAAGCAGACGATCTGGCCGGCTGTGCGAGCGGAGGATGACTCTGTGAAGATCATCCTTTTCCCCCGCGCCGAAGAGATCCGCTCCCCGCGCTACGTTCGTCCGCCGCGCCGCCGGTCACTGGCGCCGATCCCAATTATTCTGAATGACAAGACAACTCCGGATGAGGACGACCTTCCGGACCTCCTGGAGGGAGTGGAATGGGGCGACTGAGAGATCGAGTACGCGCACGGCTGGACGGTTTGGCCGAGCGTCAGGCCCAACGGGATGCGGCGCGGGCGTGGGTAAACCGGAAGGCTCGTGTGCTTACCGCCAAGTACGATGGGTTGCTGACGGAACTGGACGCGACGAGGGCCGTCCTGGAGGCTCTCGACACCACCTGGGTAGAAGAGAAGGTCTATGGAATGACACTAATTGCTACCGACACCGGGTTGCTGTTGGCGTACTCCCCCGGCGGGGTGTTGGACCGTCCGACCAGCCGACTACTCCACCCTCACCACTTCCAGGAGTCTCTGTTTACTCATCTGCCGGATTTGCCTGGAAGGATATAGGCTCACCGTACGGCTTTCCCAGCGTATTCCCCGGCTGGATCGTAACCGTCTTGTACCCTTTGGCCTGACACTGCCGGATCACGTCAAGCACCTGTGTCTCAAGATCCCCCTGCCCACCGATCTTCTTCGTCCACTTTAGGCCGACACCTGGAACTTCCACGAACAGAGACTTCGGAATCCCTTTGGCCGTTAGGCCCTTGACGATGCCTTCGCTGATCTCTGTTGGCGGTGGAACCGGCGGCTGGCCCGGTTTGGCCTTGGGCGCGGGAGCGGCCGGCTTCGCAGTCTTCTTCGGCGGCACAGCGGACTTCTTCTTGACAGTAGTCCCCGTAGGTTTGGCTGGTGGTTCGGGAATAGGTTTTACCGGCTCGGCGGCAGCGGCCGGCGGAGCAGACGGCGGATCCGGTGGCGGAGCGGGGGACGTAGGCGCAGGTTCACTTGGCGCGGCGGCGGCCGGCGGCTTAACCTCCGGCGGTCCAACATTGGACGGCGGCGGAGGTCCCGGTGGTTGGGCGGCCGGAGTGGCTGGTGCTGCCGATTTTCCTTTGACCAGTTCTTCGAATGGGGCCAAGTACTCCTGCATCTTCCGGAACTCGTCCATCACTGCGGCCTTCTTCTCCGGGGCCAACTCGTTGACGTTTACCCCGTCGAGCTTCCTTAGGAAACCATCCTGCATCTTGCTGATGAAGTTCTGGACTACCTCAGGCGGTTGTTGCTTGGCTAGTTCGAGTTGTTTCTCAATTGGAATATCCGGCTGTCCACTTAGGCCGGAAGGGTCCGGCGGCCCAGGTAGCTGCAATGGCTTCTTGGCGCGGAACCCCTCTACGATCTTTTCCGTCCCTTTGGTGTCGGGATGGGCCTGTTGTAACCGCTTGATCTCCGCTTCTGCCGCGCTTCGAGACTTGGCGGATATCCCTTTCTCATTCAACTGATCCTGTAGTTCTCCTATCCTTCGCTCGATCGCTGCTGGAGTCTTAGGTTCCGCCGCAAGTGGGGGTGGTGATGGCTTGCCGGACTTGCTCCTGGCATCCACCGCCTTCTCCGCATGTGAGGCGTTCGTACGCTCAGTTACCGGGAACTCTTTCCCTCCAACCTTGACGGACTCCTCTCCCCTTGTGAAGGTCTCTCCTTTGCCCATCTCGCCTTGCTTTAACTTCAACAGGCGCTCCCGAAGGATTGGTTCGATCTGCGCCTTGATCTTCGCCCGGTTGTAAGCCTTAGCGCCAACGATCAGACCTGCCAAGTCGCCAGCCACCTGAGCGTATTCCTCTGGCAATCCCATCCCCTTCAGGCTGTCGGTTACTACCGACTGGGACACTGAGGCGGTAGTGGCCACCTTAGCGAAGGTCAGGGGGTTCGTGGCGGCGGCTCCCATCATGATCGGAGTGGCCGCATCCATAGTGCCCTCTACGATCTTATGCGCGGCCCTAAATTTCTCCTTTGTGGTGTCGGAGGTCATACCCTCGATACCTTGGGCCAATTGCCCCACTCCGTGAGTCGTTTTATCCAGAATCGACTGTGGGATATCGGCTGGGTGCTCACGCGCGTATTGGCTTGGCTGCTGGAAACTCATCTCCCACGGCAGCGCTGGCTTCCGTGGCTCCGGAGGTCCCGGCAAGGCCCCCAATTTTCCCATCCCAGGTACGGGTGGCTCCGCAGGTTTGGACGTGGATTTAGGCGGTCCAACGTTGGACGGAGGAGGCGTCGATGGAGGCGACGGTGGCTGGCCCGGCTTCACGCCGAACTTAGATCGTGCCGTCGCTAGGACTTTTTTCTGTACCTCTGGAGGAGCGTTCTTGAAATTCGAGTTCACGGAAGCCAGCGAGGAGACCTGCTCTTTTTCTGGCTTGTCCCAAAACCCCGTCTGCGATACGATCTCTTGAGCGCTCTGTGTCTGTGGCATCGGCTATTGTCCTGGTGGCGGCGAAGGAGGGGGAGATTGAAGGATCTCCAATAAGGCCGCTGCGAACTTCTTCTTCTGCGCGGCGTCCATCCTACCCATTGCGTTTTGTACCTGCTGTGGGTTGTTCTCGATTCGGTCTTTCAAGATTGGCCATAACCGGCCCTTCTCATCCGCATTGCCCACATTGTAAACCTTAATGGCGTCCGCGATCTGCATCCTCTTGAACGTGCGGTCCAGCGGAAGCCCCACGGCCCTGTTAGCCGAGTACACCAGATCATCTTCGGTGAGAGTTCCGTCGTTGATCCCTTGCTGCGCAACCTGCTGCCATTTTCCACCTGCCCGCATCTGCCGCTCAAGCTCACGGCGGGCCACCTGCTTCTCCCGCTGCGCTATCGTGCTGGACGCCTGCGGCAACCGCTTTCCCTGGAGTTCCGTAGCTAGTCTTTCGGCAGAAGTTTTCTTCAGGTCGGCCGGAGCCGGGACCAACCCGATCATCGTCCCGGCGATCTCAGCCTGTGGCATCCCTTCGTGGACCATCTTTGCAATGTTTCGTGCGGAGAACGGGGCCATATCCTTCGCAATAAACTTAGTGTATTCGTAGGCCCTCTTCAGGAACGGATCATCCGGGCTGGCGATCTCGGTATTGTAGTAGTCACGGTTGTTCAACAGATCGGCCGTCAAGGCCAAACCTGGGTGGATCTTACCTGACACAATACTGGCGAGTTTACCACCACCTAGTCCTTCGGACATGTCTTGCACGCCCTGGGCAACATGCCACACGTCCTTCATGTACGACGGGATCGAGATACGCTCGTCTCGGCCGAACTCGTCCTTGCGACCCACACTGGGGAAGTAGTAGTCCTGCAATGTCTTCGGGCGAGTACCGTTGTACAGGTAGTGAATCACTCCCCCCATCAACCCGGCGACCACCGGCATGGCAATGGAGTAGGACATCCGGTGGGTGAACTCCTTATGTTTTCCGGTTCCGAAGTCCTTTAGGTATTTCCCGGTGTCTACCATCCCTCCGCCGATTTCTCGGAGTGTCCCCAGGTTCCACCCGACGCTTCGGAAACTGGCCATAGCCAAGTCCTTCACCGCCTTGTCCCAGAATAGGTTATCGTACACCATCATGCCGAATCGGTTGTCTATCGAGTCCCATGCTTTCTGGTACGCCCCCCGAGCTTGGTCCGAGGTGAACCCTTCTGGGAGCTTGCTCAACTCAAACTTAGCCAAGTCAGCGAAGACCCCCATTTTTTGAAGCGGGACAAAATGCCCCATGAGGAGTGAGGATACTTTCTCCGTTACCGCCAAGGGGACCTTATACGCCAGCGACCAGTAATTCTCGTGGGTCCTGAAAACCTCATTGACCTTATCGGCCATGTGGGTTCGGTAAATTGGATCCAGGCTCATCCGGCCGCCGGCCTGTTCCATCATGGAAACCAGTTGGGCGGTCTCTGGGTTCTTGCTGGATCCTGGATTCCGCCACTCCCGACGCATGTCCATGCCAAGTTTGGTGGTTTCCAGGAGAGCGAGTGGGGCACCCACCGTTCCCTTCGCAATGTTCTTGGCGCCCTGGAACGGCTTCCCGTCCGCGATCTGCTCGAACCCCAAGGCAACTTTCGACATCACCGAGTTGACGGCCGTGAACCCCAAGTGATACCCTGACCACCCAAGCTGCGCTTGGTTTAGGACATTATTGAAGGTCATCATCCCTCGATACCCGGCGTACTTCCGGAGACCTGGGGATAGGTAATTGTTCAGCACTCGGGCCGCGCCTTCTGGAGCCCAGTATTTACCGACGATCTTTTTGGAACCGTCCGGTTCACGGGCGCTCTTGGCGAATGCGTCGTCCTTGATCTCCACCCACCCGGCCGGTCCCTTCTTCCCGTAGGGGACAACCTCCCCAAGGCCGGCGGTCCCCATCTCCTTGATGATCTTCTGTGCGGAGGTGAACCGCTTCATCTCCCGCCACTTCAGCATGTACAGTGCTACTGGGTCCGTGGTCACCAGTTTCAGTCCGGTGGGGATGCGTTCTCCATGGTCGTCAATCAGGAGTTTGCCGTCCTCACCGTGTTTCCAAAGGGCGTCCTCGATTGTGGGGTGCGTGCGCTGGTGGAGGAATGTCGCTGGTCCTCCAAGAGGTTTCTTCCCAGCGTAGTACCCCTGCGTTACTTCGGCCCCCTTCTTGGGGTCCGTGAATATATGGGGCCAGTAATTCTCGTAGTACGCCTTGAGCGCTTCATCGGGGCCATTAAGGGCGTCCACCACCGTTTTAAGAGCAGTTGGCTTCATCTCCCCGGTCTTGGGATCGCGTACGCTGGCTTCGTCAATTAGTTCTTTCCGCACACCATTGTGGATCTCCCGCATCGTATCCACAAACCCCTGCACTTTTGCGTCGGGGTTTTTCTTCCCCGTCTCGTCCAGGTGGATAATCTCTAACCGCTGGTCATCCGACATCTTACTGAACGCCTTGGTGGCATTCTGTAATGCATAGTCTGCAATGTCGGCTTGACGGTAGATATCGGTTACATTTGCCCGTACGATCCGGGCCATCTTCGCGGCCTCTGGGCCACGGTTCTGCGGGGCCACGGACTTCCGGATGATGTCACGAGCGGCGGATACGGACTCCACCCCTCCCTCCATGATCGTTCTGGCCTTCTCTGGGGTTAGCGAGCCACGATGTTTCCCCTCACCTCCGATGGCTCCGAATCCTCCTCCCATGATTGCGGAAGCCGTTGCTTCCTTGACGTCACCTCCGCTGAAAGCAAGAGATGTGGCGCCGGCCGCCGCCGCCGATCCCGCTGCCCGCTTTGCCCGCGATGGCAGCTTGGCCGCCTGACCCATAGCTCCGAAGGTTATTACATCCTTGGCCCCAGACTTCAGCCGCCCCTCGATGCTTTGGTCTTCACTGGTTAGTGCTCCGATGGCACCGGCCGCCAGGGGAGCATACTTTCCAGCCAGTTCCGCCGGGGCGTATTTGGCGATCGCCGCCGGGGCCGAGCCAATGCCCTGGATGACTTTATTGAGGACTCCAGACCGGCCACGCGTTTCTTCCTCTGATGGCTGGAGGTCTTTTCCGAGCTTCTCGAAACGCTCCTGTATCCCGGTGGCGTGAACCGTACCGGCGGCTTTACTGATCCCACGCTCTAGATCAGCTACGCCCGACCTGAAACCGATGGACAGGTCTTTTCCGACGCCTTCGATCAATCCCTCTTTTGGAGGAGGGGATGGAGGAGGAGCCGACTTGCCGTATTTCTTAGCGGCATTTTCAAGGATTCTTCGCCGCCGCTCCGGCTCCATCTTGGAGAATTCTGGGGTTCGGCTGGAGAGTTCCTTCTCTCTCTCCTCCACCGGCTTGGCATGCCAGCCTGGATCGTATAGGTAGTCCGTTGGAAACAAGCTGCCCCCTTATCGATCAAACTCATCTAGAGTTGGAGCGGCCCCACCCTGTCCAGATCCGCCAAACATCTCGTTAACCAGTGCATCGTGTTGCTGCTGGATGTGATCCACTTGCGCGGACCCTTTGGCATCCTTATGCTCCGTCTTGGCCTGACCGGTGGCTTCCTGAAGGATCTTCATGGCATCGGCCTTCCCTTTGAACGTTTCCGCCTTCGCCATCTTGTCGAGTTCGGACTTGATGTCGGGGAGATACTGGCTGACGGCTTTGTCCTTACCGTAGTATTTCTGGATATTCCCCCAGTAGTATGCGGCTAGTTCCTGACCGGACAGTTCTTCACCTTTGGAGTTCTTCGGGACAGTGGTCTGTTCCATGACCTTGTTCAACCCTTCGAGAGCCGCGATCTTCCGCTTCGCAATCGCCACCTGCGGGTGGGCATCTGCGTTGAACTCGGCCACCGGACGCTGCGGGTTGTTGGTCTCCCCGATGACGTGGAACTTCGATGGTTCATCCTCACTCTGTTGAACCCGATACCACTTACCCGCTGCGGTTCCAGGAATCCGTTTCGGGTCTCCCTTGACCACTTGTGCCGTTGTAAATCGCTCAGCCTTCGGCTCTGCCGTGCTGGCCAGCCGAACGTCCTTGGCGGAAATCTCCCGCCCGGATACGTCGTACCAACCAGACTTACCGTTTGGGGTGTTTACGAGTTGCCCAACAGACCTAACCTGCTTACCGTCAGGTCCGGTGTATTCCACAGCCTGCGGCTTATTTGCCCACCCGGCGGTCTGGATCAAACCCCATTCCGTTGGGTTGAATACGTTGCCTTGCGGCGGGGCAGGAGGCCCCTGTTGCGGAGCGGCGCCGGCCGCCGAGGTTGGAGGCTGAGAGGGTGTTCCACCCATACCTTTCACGTTGGCAGGCGTATTCGGATCTACCCCAGAGTTCTGAGGGCCTCCAGCCGGAGGTTGGTGCATCTTCGCCCACTCCCGCCTATTGTACTCGTCCGTTCCATACTTTGGCGCTGGCTGGTATTGCCCGGCCAAGTCGTTTCTGGCCTGTGCCCCCACTTGGGGAGCGTGCCGATCCAGAGCTTGCAGGTGAGGCATGATGGCCTTCATGGCATCTTCCTGCGTTGCATTCGGCCCAAGGTCTTTCAACTTGCGGGCGATGTCCTGCTGGTTCTGCGCGACAATCCCCTGGACGCTAAACTGCGGCTTAGGCATCCCCTTCTCGTCGAAGATGGCGGAGTGGAGTTCTGTCATGGCCCCGCCAACATCAGGTGCCCCCTTTGGCGTCTTCCCGCCAGTCATCCCTTGGAAGACATCACGAGCCATATTCGTGATGTGCTCCTTCATCCCCCCGCCGCCGCCCCCAGATGCCGTACCCATACCGGTTGGCTTTCCACCCTTGCTGGGATACTCGTCCGAGTTTTTCTTCCCTTTCCCGCCTCCCTTGCCCGCCGCTTCCACCCCATAACCGCCCATGACTTGGCTGAACTTGCTGAGGGCTAATTGCTTCGCCTCGTCCGTCAAGTTCGGGTTCTGGTAGATCTGTGACACGTATCCCTGGAACGTCTGGAACTTCTGGATCTTCTCGTTCTCTTTTTGCTCGAACGCCTTGACCCTTCCCTGCGCGGCCCCGGAGATGAACTTCGTGGCGAGGTACCCAAGGGAAGTCCCCTTCGACGCCATCACAGGCGGACCCGCCTGCGCCATCTGCTGTGCCTGCTGTGTGGGTTGTAGGAATCCAGAAAACGGTCCCTCCAGAGAGGCTGGATCTACCGGCTTGAACACCGAGTCTGCCATCTACTTCACCTCGCGTCCAACGGACTCCAGCACCTTCACCCGCTCTGTCAACTCCAGCACGAGACCATGCAGTTCCTTTGCAGCCTGAAGTGCCACGGCGGATAACATTGCGTAGTCCACCCCCAGTGTGTCCTTGCCAAACTGGTAGATCGCCTGTGGAAAGGCCGGCTGGATCTCCTGTGCGATCACCCCGATGTGCTCACCACTCTGGAGGCTTGCTTCGGGGATGTACTCGAACGTGACTGGTTGAATAGCGGTGAGTTTCTCCAGCACACCCGAGATCGCGGCAATGTTCTTCTTTAACTGTCGGTCACTGCCGCCAGTTAGCCCTTTTATACCCGCTGTTGCCGCTCCACCAGCGGCTCCCACAAGATCCCCCACGACCCCTAGCTTGGCTGCCTGCTGCTGGGTGGCGGATGCCAAGTTCGACTGGTTCGTAGTGGATGCCCCACCGTACCCACTGAGCGAGGCACCAAGCTCCTGGAGGCTGAATGCGCCCACCCCGCTCCCGATATTGGCCAAGATCTCCGGAGCGTTCTCCACTGACTGGGCCATTGCCTGGGCCGGTGCCACCGACTTCTGGACCTCCAAGTTAGCGAGGGCGGTATCCCGCGCCGCGCCGGGAGCGACGGAGTTGAACACGCTCTGCTTCGCCCCCTCGTATCCGCTTGAGATCTTAGAGATAGTCGGCATCGCCGCCGCGAGTGCAGCATTTCGGTCTCCACTCGCGAGTGCCGTCTCTTTGGCAATTAGGGGAGCTTGCAGCGCTTCTGCTTTGGCCTTATCCTCCGTCGATGCCGTCTGCTGCTGCTGCGCAAGGTTGAGTTGCTGCTGGGTGATCTGAGAATTGGTGGACATCGCCGTCTTCTCGGCGCTGGAAGGGCCACACAGGAGCGTTGAAAGCCTGGAGACGTATCCCCAACGGCGGAACTCGGTATAGTTCATTTATTCCCCCAACTCTCTTCCGTCAGCACAGACAAGTACCCGGCACACTCCACTCCCCGCCAGCAACACAACCCAGGGATCGGCCCGAACGAGGTGAACCCAGATGCCTTCATGAACCGCACAGCCGGGACGTTCTTCTCCGGGGTTATCCCGTAGATGGCATCCATTGAGCATTCATTGAAGGCGAAGTCTAGCAGCGCTTTCCCCATGTCGAGAGTGATACCCATCGCTTGGTATTCCCGCCAGAACACCTCACCCACGTCCGCGTAACGGCAACCGTTCCTGGTCTTGATGTTGTGAAGCCAGCCCAACCCGGCCAGCGTGATTACTGGCGGCGCGTCCAATGTTGGACCGGGAGTTTCTAAAAAGCACCCGGCCACAATGATGTTGGGTTGTTCGCACCATTCGAGAAACCCTCGAAGATCAGGGGGTTTATCCCAGAACATCATGGGCAACAACCCCTCCTGTTCCATCCGCAGGTAAGCTACAGCCAGCAGGCTTTGTCCGATTTCGGATCGGATCTTGATCGCTCGTTGTTCCGCTACCATATCAGACACGAGTGTACCCCTTAACACTCTACAACGCAACGACTTGCTACTTGTCCGGCCCCACCCACACCGCTATCACTTGGCTGGTCTGCGTAGCGCTACTCGCACTCCCGTCCACATTACTGGCCCCCGTACCCCCCGTTTTCTTGGCCACCACGACGATCTGCTCGGTTCCGGTTGGGCTCTTGTACAGCCATGAACGGCTCACCACGATGTACCCAGCCCCAGCGATGAGATTCACAATCACCCCAGGCAACTGAGTTCCCGCTGCTGTCACCGCCACATACAAGGCGCTCCCTGTATCCAGCGCAGCCAGCAAGCATCGGACGGTCACGTCGATTTTCCACCATCCAGGGCGGGTTAGGGTGACGGCCATTCCGTGTACCGGGAGATAGCTGGTGGTCGCGGCTAGGAACGCTGTGGCCGGACTCGCTAACGGGGCCGTAAACGCACCCGCAGATTCCAGTGCGTAGATCCTCTGCTCGTCAAGCTCGAAGCGTCGGTTTAGCCGGATGCAGTCCCCGACGATATCGGTGTCTCGAATACTGATTGGAACCTTTCCTTCAGCCACACTTCACCGCCTATATCGCCATCGTCATCAACTCAGAAATCAACGTCTGGGCATAACCCGCATGCTGTTCTGCTCCTTGGGGAATCCACTCGATCCCGGACATGTCCGAATACACCTTGGCAGGGCTGCTGGACACCCACGAGATCACATACGTTTTGCTCTTGTTCAAACCGGAGCCGAACACACTGGGCAACAAAAACCGTTCCACAGATCGGGTGGCATGCGCGGGCAGCACTACGGTGTAAGTGCCCGTGTCGGATGTCACCGTGAAGTTCACGCTGGAAGCGCCCTGATAACTCAGCCAGATCTGCCTTATGATCTTAAAGCCAACGTAACCTAACGTCACCAAGTACGAAGACCACTGGGTGACGGCGGCCGGCTCTTTAATCACCTCCATCGACCAGTCCCACAGCTTGGCCTTGCCTATCGCTGTGTAAGGATCAAGCAGCAGGCGCCACATCATCCCAATCAGGTTGGGGTTGCAGGGGAAGATGGCCCTTCGCGTGGTGTATGATGACGTCATTGCGAAAATCTGGACAACCCCGTTTTCCGTCTGTAGTCTGATCTGGCACTGCACTCCGGCGGTGTCCATCGTGATGATGAGGTTTCGGGCGATTGAACCGTAGGGCCACTCCCAGTCGTTCCAAGGGGTCCATAGCACCACGTCTGGAGGATCTGCCGGAGAGCTTTGTGGCGTCGTCTGCCAGCGAGAGAACGACCAAGCGAACAATTGGAACTTCCCGTTTGCTCCTGGAGTGTCGGTGAGACGCCACATCTTGGCGAAGACGTCCACTGGAATCGGGTAGTTAACCATCCGGTCAGTGAGGGTCCCCGTGTGCCGTACGGTCATCACGGTGCCATGTTCGTTTTCCAGGATGACGGTGCATGGAATTCCCTGGGTATCCGCGTCTATCGACAACCACGAAGGGTTCTTGTCGTCCGGGCTCTCCGCGTTTCTCCATTCAGTTGAGAGCACAATGTCGCAGGGGTAGTCAACCTTGTCGAAACTATACTTCCATTGCTTGAAGCTGACCGGCGGAGGGGACGTCGGATAGATCCGAATCATCTTTGCGATCATATCCTTTGGAAGAGGGAACTCCTTTTTCGCCCGTCCGCCTGACAACGTGAATGTGGCCAATGCCGAGTTCACTGTCTGCCCACCGATTCCAGTCAACGTGTCGAGTTGCAGGACCACATTGGACCCGCCAGTGTTGTCCCACTCGATCGTCACTGATCGTAAGTACTTATCCCAAGGGTGTCCCAGGTCGTCCCAGTCGAACGTGTGCCCCACCTCGCCACGGTCGGCCGGCTGGAATCGGAAGATCTTCCCTGGATTGAACAGTTGGAACTTCCCGCCGCCGGACACTATCGCGTCCTGGACTGGATCTACAAAGATCCTCCACTTCTTCCCCGTGGCGGTCGGGAGGGTCGTCAAGTTTTGATCCCGGTTACTCCCCGTTCCGGTCACCGTTTGAGTACTGACTGTAACTCCATCAGCTTGGATCTGAACGGTGATCGCCACCCCGTTTGTATCCACGTCTAAGGTGGCTTGGTTGAGGTACTTGGCAAAGGGGTAGTCGCCGTCTTCCCATGGGGTGAAGCTAACAATGTCTGGGGGGTAATCCTCCTTCTCAGTAAACTCCACGCTGAAGATCTTGAACAACACGTCCATCGCCCCACCGGGACTTTGGGGGGCATACGGTCTCACCCGGACCATCTTTGCGATGATCCCATCGGAGATAGGGAAGGTTTTCTTCGCCCTACCGCCTCCTCCGGTTATTGTCGGGTTCGAGAGGGTGAAAACTTGCACTGACCTGTTGAAAGTTTTCCCGTCAATCCCAGAGAGGGTATCGAAGGCTATCTTCTGATCGATCCCCGCTGTGTCGAAGGTGACCACAAATTGGTAGAGCCGCTTGTCGTGGGGGTGTCCCAGGTCGGTCCAATCCCCAGAACCGCCGGCCGTCAGTAGATCCAAATCTTGGTAAACAATCGTCAACGAGTAAAACGTAATCTGTGTTGGCCACGCAGCACCGCTAATATGGAATGAGATACTGCGGGCCTCTCTCGCATAGGAGTTGACATCAGTTGGGTGACCTATCACCACTGATAATTGAGGTAGAAGGGAGACGACGTTCCTCCCTCCGACCACGGGCAAAGTAACAGGAAGGGTGTCCAGTGCCGTATTAGAAAAGTCTGTCGTTAAGGCCACCGTTACCGCCGAAGCACCTGCACTACCGGTAGTGTCCAGTTCCAGCAACGCCTCTTCAAACAATTTAGTGGCGGATGGTTCGCCGACATCAAACCACGGGAGGAGGATATCAAAGGTGACCGCTGATCCTCCATTGGTGGCTGATGGGGGAGCCCATGCTGGGGTGAAGTAGTCGGCCGTATAGTTCAGATAGGTGAAACCGGAGTCAGGTGTCCCCACCACATACTGGTCCATCAGCGAGAAATAGACCCCAGTCGCGCCGCCCCAACTTGCTTCTACCATCATTTGGGTGTCGGGCTCAGCGTAAATAAACGAATACACGACTTGAGGGTAGTCGGTGACTCGCCACCGATCGTTGAATGCTGGCTCGCAAGCGATCTCCCTTGAGTGCCCTCCCGTGTCAACGTACACCAAGTACACCTGCCCGCGCCTGCATTCCATGACACACAAGCTGTACGTGTTATTGTCTATTGGCGCAAGGCCATTTACATGTTGCCCATGAAATATCGGGTCAATTGCTTCGGACCTCTTCCTGCACTGCGCCCCATCCCAAGACCATACTCCATCGGTCGCCAAAAACCATATCTCTGATTCGGTCTTGCAATTCGCCCGCATCCCAACTGTCCCACGAGCCGCTACCTTTGCCGGGGTAACGAAGGATCCACCGTAAATCACGGTCTCGAATATCCCGTATAGGTTCAGGGTCACCACCTGACCTCGAAACTCATACATCCGGAGGATCGGATTCGACGGGGTTCCGCACGCTACTGTCGCCACCGAACCATCGGCCGGCGTGACGGTGAATGATTCCGGGGTGTCCCCTTTGCTTCGGTAAATCAGGTGTGGGTTGTTGGGGTCACCTGCTACCAAAACGAACTGCTGATAACTTATGCACAGGTTGCACGGCTGACCACAAACGACATCTGCGAAGATCGTGGTGCCAACTGGCTGTTGGTGCTGGAAGTATGCCGTGATGACGCTCCCCACCACCGACTCTACGGTGACGGTTTCGGGGGAATCGAATATACAGTAAACTTGGGTCCCTGGTGTGATGGCAGAAATGTTCCCACCGGAGATCGTGATTGCCTGCCTGCCTCCCCCGGCAGCCGTGGCTGGTATTGTGGCGGTGGAATTCGCCCGTGATGGCAAATTACTAGGCACGGGAGGGTCATTATCCACCGTCAGGAACCGCGCGGATACTAGGTCTACATCGGCGGCAGAGTCCGTAAACGTGTTTGTCGATCCGGCCCCTGGGTTCGTGCAGAATCCTACATATCTCCACGTGTCGTACAGGAGCCCACCTCGGCGGTAGATGTTGATTGTTGACCCGGCCCCGGTACCGATCTGCGGGTCGTTCGTCCCGTACACGGTGACGGTGATGTTCTGCTGTTGTACAGCCACCGGAACCCCGTTGGCGACCACGCTGTCTACAAGCATCGTCTGTGACGGGTTGCCTTCGTTGTTGGTAACTTTAGCTTGGTAGCAATAACGGTAATCGTATGGGGTAGTCCCATTCGGGCTCCCGGCCGCTCCACCATTTGGCCCATTGGGAGACGACCCAACTGCCCCCACCGCCACGGCGGTTGCAACACCAAATGCTGGGAGTATCCCCCAGAGAGGCAAGGTCCCGTACGGTGAGTTACCCGAGTCCTTGAGCATCTTGTTCTCAGATGCGATAAACGCCCACGGGCCACCCACTCCGCCAGCCGCGTACGTAGCTAGACTAAACGCCTTCCTCGTAGGGTTAGTGTTGATCTGGGTTGCGACGGAGGTAAATGATCCGAAGTCAGTCGTTCGGTACAGATCGTTTGAAGGCCCGACCAATGAAACCCCGATGTAACGTGGATTGGTTGATGGGGTGGAGGGGTTTTCCGTGGTCTGCACTACCATTTTCTGAATCATATAGCAGAGCGAAAAGGTAGGCCCCATGTTCCCTAGGTATTTCTTCCCTCCCCTAGTAGTCAACCCACCTTCCTGGACGACCTCCATATTGGTGCAGGAACGGTACTGGCCATCCGTCAGGAGGGTGGGGTCCTCCTTGGTAATCATGCCGTTCAAGCCAAACTTGAACTTGATAAGTTTTTTTCGGGGATCAGTAGGCATCTTTACATTCACCCTACCGTAACCTAGTCATATTCATACCACTAGCGGTTGTGCTTCCGCCGTTGGCGTTCAGTGGTCCTCCACTGTTCTGGAACGCTTGGCACACGAAATACTCCCCGCCCGACACTCCTCCGTAAGATTGCACCATCGCCGTTGCCATTATTTGCTGTGAGTTACTTAGATCAGAGTTCGCCGGATACTGTTGAAGGGCGACATACTGTCCATTGCTTGGGGACGCCCCTAAGCGCTGAATCCCAACGCCGCGCGTGCCTGTAGCGTTGGGGGAGAACCTCACCCAGCAACTCAGAAGATACATCCCCCCACTAGGGGCTCCACCTGCTCCTGCATCCGCCACGGGGGTCGCAAAACGATCTGTGTTGGCCGATGTGCTATGAATTCCGAAGTCGTATACGTTCGTGTCCCAAAGTATGTTGGTCCACGCGTTGTTAGGCACGCTCCAGGTGGCCGATGATGAGTACGCAAAACTACGAAACTGCTGTGCAGAATCCAAGGTGTTGTTGTTGTTCGTCCCGAACACAATGACTTGATCGTTCGCCGTCTGCCCGCAGGTTTGGAAGTTCCGGATGATGTTGTCGTGATCGCCGGAGAACAGGATGATCCCCTGCCCAGAGTTGCCACAGACGTACGCACCATCAATTAAATTAAATTCATTGTCCTGGCTCGAAAACCATACCCCCTCGCTGTTCTTGTTGTCGAGCGCAACCACGTTTTTGAACTGGTTTTTATAGCTTCCCTGCGAGATCGCTAAACCGTTGGCTGATGCCCTATTAGCGGTGACGTTCACAAAACTGCCGTAGGCAGTGGCAGCGAGCTTGATGGCCCTCCCAACGTATACCTGTCCAGCGGACTGGACGAGAACGTTACTTACTTGCGGAAACACATTCTGCGCGAACTGGATGCCAAATCCAGACGCGTTGATTACCCGCAGGTTGCTGGCTTGCAGGTTGGTTTGGCTATAAAGAGAGATGGAATCGTACCCTCCGCTACCGGAGTTGTAGGTCTCCACGTTGGTGACCGAGTTCTCGTACCCGGCTGCCATCATCAGTCCGGCCGATGCTACCCAGTTCCGAAAATAAACATCGTTAATCCGGCAGTAAGATACATAGCTCAGCAGCACGCCATAAAACTGGTTGGCATTGGACCGGTTGTATCCGATGCCGCCGCCGTCCAACACCAACCCCTCAATCACGATGTGGGAGACAGGATTGAGCTTGGAAATCGAGTGCGATCCTAGTGTGTTATCGAGGGGAATGACGATAGGGTCGCGAAAGGTGACCGCTGGAGCGGAAATTGCCGAAATCGTGTTGAACTGAACAAAAACATTCCCATAGGTGGCCTCGATCCCTGAGAACAGATCCACTACATCGCCAACGGCGTAGCCGGCAGTAGAGGTGAAGTTGATCGTATCGGTGACGATGTTCGCGCGGTTTGAGAAAGCCAAATTCGTGGCTGTTGTGGTGCTGTTGGTCAGGGTCCCTATTGCCGAAATGAGCGGCACGTACGGCGTGGCTGGTGATAGCGTGATGATCGACTGGCGGGATGCTCCGTGCAAGTAAAAGCCGCTCGGCAACTGCATGATGGGTCCGTGTGCGGCGTAGCTTCCAGCGGTGACATACACCTCGTTTACACCTGCTGCAATAGCGGCGCTGATCGCTTCGCTGATCCCACTATCGTTAGACTGGACAGTGTATCCTGCTGAATGTGAGTTACTGGCCGAGAACGTGATGGACCCAATGGGGGATCCAGAGGTGCATGTTCCGCCCGTGATCTGAACCGCCTCTGGACCCATAGACAAAGACCCACCGGAGGTATACGCCCCAAAACCTTGGGAACCGATTAACGACACGGTGGACCCACTCACGGTTATCAAGTAGGCTCCATTGGCGTTCAGATTGCCGCCAACTCCGGACACTATGACCAAGTTCCCGGTGATCAAACCGGCAGTGTTGTTGAGCGTTAAGACAATGGGGGTTGTGTTGCTGGCCGCACTGACTGTCTTAACCACCGGCCCGGATGCGCCCGAAACGTACACCCAATGGTTTCCGTCTGTGCCATTAACCCCCACGGGGCATGGTGTTAGCGTGATGGTATTTGGCCCGATGGATACAGTACCATACGGGGTCTGCGACCAAGCGATAGGCGTAAAATAAGGCAATTGTCCTGCCCCTCCTCCACCACCTGATGACGCTTGAAAACTAGGATCAGCACTGGGGCCGTTAGACGTGAGCACAAAACCGGTGGTTCCCGGAGAGACCAATGTGACCGGTGAGGCCCCCTCTGCGACGAGCACCCCGTGGGCAGTCGGGTTGGCCACCCCGGTACCACCCTTGGTCGCCGGCAGAGTCCCCGTGGCCCCCCCGTTCACAGCGCTCGTTAGATCCACTGACGACATATTAGACCCCGGCAGAGTGCCGGTGATCGCGGCGGGTTGGCTAAGGTCAACCGGGCCAACCGTAGGGGTACCCCCCGCCCCCGCCTGAAATACTTGGTACTGTGATCCGGCGGACGTTACTCCGGTATTCCCAAATCCATTGCCGAACAAAATTCCATTAAGCGTCTGTGAGGTCAACCCTGTGCATCCCTGGGCCACCGAGCAGGGGAACGTCACCGCTCCGGAAGCCGTGCTTAACGGCAAACTATTCTGCCCAGCATACTTCACCACCGCGTTACCCGTTATTGAGATATTGACAAATGAGGCAGGGGAAGTGTACATATCAGCGCCAAAAGCTACTGCTGGATTGCTGATCTGGCTAATCGTAGCCGTTGCTCCATAGCTCGACCATGGTCCAGTGCATGCCACGTTTGAGTACCGGATGGTGACGGACCAACTCCCCGTACCAGACGCCACCACAGAGTGATACCAATTCCTTCGGGAAGACGCGGAACGGTTGTCGATCGTGCCCGCGCACCCAGTCCCTTCGCCGGGCCACGACGAGTTGATGCCAGGAATCGAGGTGACTTGCATCGACACCTTGGTGGATTGGGCGAACGCCCCAAAGCAGAAAGCGGATAGAGCCAAGATCGCAGTTTTCATAAATGTCATCGTCCAACATTGGACGATTCATTGTACCGCGTTGAAAGGACTACGGCGCCTGCCTGTCCGGGAGCCCTGAAACTTCCTTACAGACGCTCATGGTCTCCTGCTCCTGTGCGGCACAGAACGCAGCCCTCTGAGAGTCCTTCAACTCGTTGTCCCCACTGAAAAGGCGGCTGAGTACCATAAACGGTAAAGTCTGTAAAGCGATGTCGTCTGGTATCAGGGGGATCGGGTCGGAAAGTTGCGTCACTTGGGTAGTGGCTTTTCTCGTCCCGATGATCGTCAACCCACGATGCTGCACTGGATTCAGCACCACCTGGGTGGCGTCCACTTGGCAAAGTGCAGAGAACGAATCGTACACAGCGGCCGGTGGGTTCGGATCGTTCGGCCCGATGATCCACTCCCCGTTATAGTTTGGGGACGGTGCCAAGCCGATGCTTTTCAACCCCAGGCCATCCTGGTAATAGTAGCGGGGGATCGCCTGCATGTTCCGCCACTTCCTGATCTGGTTGTTCAAGTCCTGCTGGGTGGACTGTGGAAGCCACTTTCCGCCCAAAAACACGCTGTGGATGTCTACGATGTCGTCTGGGATCAAGTAGACAGATTGGCCGGACAGAACTGTAGTCGTCCATATCCTTTGGATAATTCCGGACTGCTTTAGGAAGTCCAACACGGCAAGGTTTAGGACGTCGAAGAACTGGGGCAGAGTGACGATACCCAGGCGGAGTCCGGTCGGTGGATCCTCTGCAAGGTCGAACGCGACTTGATCGTATACCTGCTGCGCTGTTACGGCCATTAGGCCCCCTTCCCTTCAGCGACTTCCAACTGCTTGGCCACGAAGTACTGGGGGAATACCAGACCCTCCCAGATCACCATATCCCGGATTTCGTTTATGAACCGCTGGTACGAAACACTGGCAGACGCGAACGGCTTACCCCCTAATTTCATCATTATCCGACCCCGGCAGTAGTCGATGAGCGTGGGCACTTGGTCGTCGTCGAGATCCACAGTGTCGCCCGGATTGACCATGGGGGTTATCGTGGACACCCCGTTCACCTCTATCAGTCGGCCGCCCACCGCATCCATCGGGTGAATCACGAACTGGTCAATCCCTATCGGCGCCCATCGCGCCATCGGGCCGGCCGATGCCGTGGTGTCCGTCGCCCAGTTCCGGAACTGCGTGCCCAACTGGTTGAGGCTGTACTTCTCAAGTTCGATCCCTTCCACGTATAGCTTGAGCGGGAAGATCATTCCGGCCGCCATTGGGTAGACCAACTGGTTCCCTTGGGTAACCATTGGGAGAAGCTCCTCCACAATGCCCGTGAGGAAGTTGATTTTTTTTACCGCGTTGTTGAGCACTTGGGTTACTTGCGCTTGCGGGAACATTCCCACGTTGCCGTCTAATTGGTCGTACAACAATCCAGACAGGACGCTTAGGGTGTACGAAGGCATTCTACCCACCTTGACTTTTGCGTTTCATTATGCAAACATTTATCAATGGACGCAAACAAGATAGAGACGGTGGCTTTCCGAATCGACCCAGCGACCAAAGCCATCCTACAGGAAATAGCGAGAGCCAACGATATGACCCTCGGAGCCGTCATCAGGACAGCGGTCAAAGGAGCAATCAAGAACAAATGGATCAGCTTGAAACCCAATCGCTGAACAAACCCTGCCTCCACTGTAAGCTCACCAAGTCGCTTGTAGAGTTCAACCGAGACTGTAGACAAAAGGACGGTCGTTCGTACTATTGCAGGGGATGTCGGTCGGCCATCCGAAAGGCTGCCTACAATCCGATCCGGGAGCGATGGCACAACCTCTATCGACATTACGGAGTTACAGAGGAAGCATTCAATCTGATGGTTAACCACCAGAGGAACTCGTGCAGAATCTGTCGTAAATTGTTTGGTACCGCCTCTTCTAATCGACCTAACGTTGACCACTGCCACACCTGCGGAAAGATTAGAGGGCTCCTGTGCCAGCACTGCAACCAAGGGATTGGGGTAGTACGCGAAAATCAATCCACGTTGGCCGCAATTAGAGATTTCTTGATCCGAGTTCACCGCCCAGGAGAGTAAATGGACCAGACTAAAATATGCACAGTATGCCGGCGGATTCTGCCAGTTGTGGAATTCTACCGAGATAGACGAATGTCCCTCGGCGCCCGAAGTGATTGCAAAATGTGCACGCTTCAGCGCATTGCAGACAGAGGAAAGACAGACGATGGAATACGGGCTACACGTTCCAAAAACCTCAAATCGCACTACGGGATCAGCCGTGAGAGATACGACAAACTCCTTGCTTCTCAAGGGGGGGTATGCGCCGCATGTGGAAATCCTCCGGGGGACCCTGCTGGAAAGAGGTTCCATAACCTTGAAGTTGACCACTGTCATTCTTCGCTTGAGATCCGAGCATTGCTCTGCTGGAGGTGCAACATAACCATTGGTCATTTCATGGAAAGCGTCGATGCTGTCGAGTCGGCAATCGAACATTTGGAACAGTGCTCCCACTAGATGCGTCCAACGTTGGACGGGGCGATGTCCGCCGGGCGCCGCCCCTCCATCGGGTCAGTACCGCTTCGACTTTCGGGACTTCTTCTTGCCACCACCGAGGGCTCGGGCTGGATCGTTCGGCATCTTCTTCCCGCGTTTGCCTTTCTTCATGCACTACCTCCTAAACAAGAGTTTAGCACCCGCGATCAACATGCGTCGCCCGGCCGAAAGGTGGCGCCACCACGAGTCTTGCGCCGCTCGATCTTCTCGCAGTCTCGATAGTCCTGCATCATCTTCGCCTTCATTGCGTGGCCGTCAGGACCACACAACTCGGCCCCGCCCGTGAGCGCCTTATTGGCGGCCCCTTCTTTACCTGTCCGGCCAACTCCGTGATCAATCAGCATGAAAGACCTCTCGCGATTAGAATACCACCTGCGGTAGAATAAAGGAACGGGCCACCGTGGCGTGCAACCGCCGCGACAGCCCTACCAAAAGATCTATTAAGGAGATCAGATGGCTACACTGAGTAAACCACTTCCGCCGCTCACAGCGCAAGACATTGCCCGGTTCTGGTCGAAGGTGGATCAATCTCCCGGACAAGGCCCTCAGGGAAACTGCTGGGGTTGGATGGCAGGGGTCAACAACAAAAAGAGAGCCGTATTCGCCGTCAATAACAGGATGCGCCTAGCTACTCGCATCGCGTACTTCCTGCAATACGGCGAAGACCCCCACCCCCTGATGGTCTGCCACACCTGCGACAACCCACCGTGCTGCCGTGGAGAGCATCTATTCAAAGGGACTCAAGCGAACAATCTTTCCGACATGACATCCAAAGGTCGTCGTTCGCACGGTCAATCCGCCGGATGGCTCACCAGCGAACAGGTGTATCAAATTCGTGTATTGTGGGCCACCGGGCAATATCGTCAGTGGCAATTAGCCGAGTTATTCGGATCCTCGCAGAGCCACATTTCTCAAATCACTACCGGTCAACAGAGGATCTTAGATTAGGGGTACCCCTACATTCCCCACCCAGACCCGGCTGCGGATACAGCGTGGCCCCTAAGCCAGTTATAGGAGTACGATTGGAGTTCCTCTCGGTAGTTAGAGATGTAATTCGTCCGACGACCTTGGTCTGACTGAGTGGCTATTTCCAGTAGACGGGCATACTCACCTTCCCAGTACATCGCATCTTGTGGTGAATAGTAGTCGTCCCGCGACCCCGCCGCCTTGATCACCTTCGTGCGCAGGGCATCGGCGCAGGCTCCGGCAATAATGATCTCATTGTTCAGGAATGGTGGCAGGGGATCGGTGTCGTATCGTAGGGTAGGCCACCCATCTACATAAAGGACTGCGATGGCATACTGAACTGTTTGATAAGGCCAAACGCGCCACTGGGCTACACCACCCGGCGCAGCACTCATCTTCAGCAACTCTAGAGGATTTCCCGTGGACTGATCCTGCGGGTCCAGATTGATAGCCCACGTATCATCCTTTTCAACCCCAATAGTTTGACCGGCAATTGCATCCCACGCGAACTTCACATACTTCGCCGTAGGGCTGATCTGCACGTACTCCTTCCGGATCATGTACGAGACGTTGGTCTGGGGCAAACCTCCGTAGGACATATCGAGTTGGAGCGACGTGGCTGACAAGATCGCCTGCACGGTATACGTGTACGAATCTGTAGCGAACTGCTGGCCGGCCAAGCTCGACATCTGCAAGGTGCAGTTGGTCTGGTGGGCGAACTGGCAGTAGGCCATGAAGCTCGTTGGGCCAACCGACTGGACGGTGAGAACCTCCGTGATGGAGGCATTCTCCTGGTCGATCAGGAGCAGTGACCCAGGAAAGATCTTGCCGATGAACCCGGCACCCGGCGTGATCTCCATGAACCCCGGCGAGTCCGTGATCGGATTGACACTCACCGTGTTGATGGAGTCGTTCACCGGCCACGTCGTCCCGTTCCCGGCCACCAGTGGAGATCCCGGCGTCATGGTTACCTTCCCGGCCGTAGTCGCTGCGGGGATGACCACCATCCCTCGCTTGAACACGTCTGACCACGTACGGACATCCAAAACATTCGCGATACGGCGATTGATGAAGCCTTCCGCTTGCGACGGAGGGCAGTTAGGCTTAACTTCCCTAATTCGGCCGCGACACTGCCAGAGGCTCATCGACATCGTTATACTCCGGTGCTCGCGGTAACCCCGACGCTCGCTGTCTTGTTTACCACGATCTTCTTGGAAAACTCTGGGAGGTCCCAGGTCCCAGGCTCATGCTCGTCGGACTGCTTCACGTCCTGCTTCCACAAGATCCCAAGGGGGATAGGTATGGCTGAACCGCGCGTAACGATATTGTCCTTCGCCCAGTTCGGAAATAGCGTCAGGTCCACCAAGCCGGCCTCAGCGTCGGTGATGCCCACGATCAGGGCCACCACACTGCGGCCTTCCGGCAGCGGAGTCTTGGCCTGCAAGATCTGGTCCACATCCTCCGGTGCTAAGAAGTATCGGACTATCCGGCCTTCTGTGAGTCCTTGAATCATCGTCTGCACTCCTCCCTAAGTGTACCCAAATACGACACCACCCGCGATACGCCTTCGCGTAAACTGACCTTGGGGGTAAACCCAAGGGACCGTTGCTTGGACGTGTCCCCAACCCGGCAGAATACCCCCACCGGCTTATCCGAGAGCGGACGGATCTGCGGAACGATGGCATACCCTGCTACTTCGGATGCCAACCTGATGATATCATTGAAGCTCGTGGCGACCCCAGTGGACAGATTCACGGCGGACCCGTCGTCGATCTTGTCCATCATAGTCAGCACCCCGTCGATGCAGTCTTCGATGTAGATGAAGTCCCGCATCTGTTCTCCGGTCCCCCAGACCTCAACCGGAACGGCCGGATGATCCTTATAGTCCAGCACCTTCTTACACAGAGAAGGGAAGGGGTAGGCCATGTCTTGATCCTCACCGTAGCCGGAGAACGGGCGGAAGCAGATGGACTTCAGACCGTGCTTCTCGTAGGCGAGTCTGGCCAAGTACTCCATCGTCAGTTTCGACCAGCCGTACGTGAGGTCAGGAACTCCGATTGTGCCACACCCTAGCGTGAAACTTCCGATTGTGCCACACCCTAGCGTGAAACTAATGTCACGTTCACGGAGGGGACCTTGCACGTAGGCACGTTGAAGATGTATCGGGTACGCCGCACTCGAACTGAAGATCACCGACTTCCCCGGCCGCGCTATGGCCGCCCACTGCCAGTAGGCTGCGTCGATGGACAGATCGTCGGCCACAGATAGCGGGTTGTTCTCGATCATCTCCCGTCCGCCAACGATGGCCGCAAGGTGGAAGGCGTAGTCGAAGTGGAGGTCGTAGTTGTATCGGAACCAAGAGCGGCAGTCGTTAGGATACAAGACAAATCGTGTTGGACCGTTGTTATACTTTCCAGGGTTGAACAGCGGCCACTCGAACAGAGGAAGCCCTCCGGTTCCCGGAACAATCGGGTCCACCACATGGACCTCATCGCCGCGTTCAAGCAAGGCGCGGACCAACCTTCTCCCTACAAATCCACACCCCCCGGTTATGAGGCAGCGGCTCATCGGAGGGTCACCTTCGACCCGGCGCCTAGATGCGAGTTGATCTCCTTTTGATAGGAGTCAACCTCTGCCTCCATCTGGTCCGCAATGGCCTTCTGATATTCCTCCAGGGTGAACACTCCCTTGGATATGAGGAGGTAGACCAGTGCGGCGGAATCGCTCATGGACGCATTGATACCCACACGGAGGTGCTTCGGCTCCGTCTCCTTGCCGTTGAAGTTCATCTTCATGGCCACGCCGGATTGCATCGCATGGCAGGCCGCTTGATACCGCTCGTTGTCCGTCATGATTGCTCCTTCCATTCCCAAAGTCCCAACATCCCCTTCGCCGGGATCGGTTCCGGAAGTTCCTGCGCTTCGTTGAGCACCAGACCGTACCTGCCACAGAACCAGGGTGACTCATGGCGTGTGACCACCCGATCAAGGAACGCTGTCCCAACGATGAACCCACGCGGCAGATCAGCTAATGGAGGGACATAAAAGTCAGGACCGATTACGTGATGGATCCAATCTACGGCATCGGCGTATTCCTGCTTGCCGCAACCCGCAGCCGCGTGTATCCAAAGGGAACCCCGATATCCAGACCACGGGTACATCTGATCGCGGTTCTCGATAGGTTTGCCGTGAAGTAGGCACCACGCCCACGGCTGGCGAACGCTGATCGCCTTCACGCCGTCTTCCCTCCACGCATCTCCGCGATCGTTGCCGGGTCGTCAACACGATGGCGCCCTCGATCCGGGTCCCCATCCCCGTGGTCAAGCCGGTACTCCTCGAAGCGTTCTGCCAGTGCGAGCACGTCGTTACAGTACTGCTCGTTGAAACCCAGGGCACGCGCCTTGTTGGCATATCCCCGGATTGCGGCCGGCGCCGCCGGATCCTTGGCACCGATCACGAAGTTGGGCCATTCAGGGACAGTTCCGTCGCGGCGCTTTACAAGGTACTTCCCTTCGGGTGTCGCCGGATCATTCCGCCATAACCCGGAGGGCGGCTTGGCCGGCTGGTCCGTGACCGACATAACCGCAGGGGCCTCCGCCTGAAGCGCAATCCCTCCCATGTCGATCACCGGAACCCCATCGGACCCCAGGAAGCAGTAGCCGTAGTCGGCCGCCTTGAGTTTGGCGGCGATCTCGTCGTACGCCGCTTGGCTCACTTCGAGCACAGCGAAGGTGTGAGTGTGCCTCATTCCTCCGGCCCTTCCTCAATAGGCGTCTCGTCGGTGTCCCCAACAACCCACCGGATCCCGGCCAACACCCCGGACTCGTAGCTCCTGCCTGGAGCGGCCGAACCGCCAGCCTCTTCCCACGCGGCGCCCAGGTTCAGTTGCTCGTTGATGTCTTTGTCTTTCTGGTTCACTCCGTACATGTCGGTGTTCTCCTTACAGCAGGTGTACTGGAAACTCCTTCTCGTCTTTTGGGTTTGATGCCAGTGGCGGTGGCCAGGGTTTATCGACGGGCCACTCGTGCTGGCAGGTTAACGTTGGTTGCGGCGAGAAATTACCTCGCAGGTCCGTCCACATGACTTTAGTTGTCCGGTAGGACATTCCTTCTCCTCCGTCAACATCCTGTCCCATGTGTCCTCCAGGTGAACGTCGCCTCCGGCGCCAGCATCACGGCCTTGAACCGGCGGAAGGCTTCGATCAGCCGCCCCTCTTCTTCACTTAGGGTTAGAAGTAAGGTGACCGTAGGCGCGGATGGCGTAGCGCCATAGCCGTCATAATTGTAGGGTAAGAACTCAACCTTCAGCCTGTCCCCGGCCGCAAGCACCACCACTGAAATGGGAGACTTGTGTGGCACGGCCTGTGGCTCCACCGTAGCCGGGGAGGTGTGCTTGAATCCCGTCCACCTAAACTCGTTGGGACTTGGATCTTCTGTCGGCATTGCTTCTCCTGTAGCGTCCAATGTTGGACCCGGTGGCGCTGTATCCGTCTGCCATCATTACCGGCCTGAGTTCCTCTCACCGTGCCGAACCTTTAGAGGGAGCGACCCACCCAAAGGGGGTTGGGGTCCACGTCCCGCTTGCGCGGCACGGCGGAAACTGGTCTCCGTTGCCCCACCGAATCCAAGTAAAGGGTACCAGCCCACCGTTCCGAAGTCAAGAGGAAATAAAAAGGCGCACCCCGCCCGGTCGGAACCGGAAGAGATGCGCCTCTGCGAGGATAAGGTTGCTCTGGCCTACCCGCGACTTTACCTTGGTACCAACGTGACCGTGATCGCCACGAGCGCGGTGGATTGCGCCGCACCAGCCACCTTCAGGCCCAACCGATCTCCGGCGGCCAAGAGCCGTAGCTGCCGGCCGGCCATCGTTGCTACCTGGACCGTGCGGGCCGTCGCCGCCAGATCGAAACCAGCGCTCGAATTGTCCGTCTGCACGGCAGATCCGGCGCCAGGGGCCGTTGTACCCTTGTCGATCGTGATGGCGATTTTCGATGCACCGCCCGCCGCCACATCGTGGACTTGCTGTGCTTCGACCAGTTCATAGGCCCGATCGGCAACAAAAAAGGTCTGGGCAATCTGCTGTTGAGCGTTGAGGGCAAGTTGCCATGTCTGTGCCTGCTCACCGGAGACCGGCGCGAAGGACACCATCACACAGACTCCAACCCCCGTGGTGGTGGCTGAGAACTTAACAGCCAGCCGGTCGCCGGTACCCAGTGCCAACGTGGCCGCCGTGGCTGCCAACGCTGGAGTGATCACCGTGTTGACGGCACCGTCAGCCGCCATCGCTGCGGCCAAGATAGAGGTTCCCCCACCAGCGGCGGTGGTCCCCGTATCCTTGGTTACATCGAGAGTCGCAGCGGCGACAAAGGCTGTGGCATAGCACGCCTTCACCCCGGTAACGACCATATCGCGTTGAGCGACCAAAAACGACTGCGTAGCGATATCGGCGTTGACGTTGGCGAAGTACACGGCCGTCTGACTCTGCCCCTGGGGCGTCATGTACACGCTGATCGTGACACCCGCCAAGGTAGTAAGCGTTCCGCCAAACAGCACGGCTAGCCGATCTCCGGCCGCCATCGTGAGGTTTGCAGACGTGGCGGTAAGCGTGGCGGAGAGCACCGTGTTAGCCGCCGTGTTCTTGGCGTCAAAGGTGCCGGTCTGTAGGGCCGCCCCTGTGCCGGGTGCCTGGGTGCCAGTGTCCTTCGTGATCGATGCCACCGCACCCGTAACGGTCCCGGCAGTCTTGTGAACGTACTTGATGCCGGTGATCGTGTAGGCTCGGTCAGCAATGAAGAACGTCTGCGTCCCCAGAGACGCGTTGTTCTGGAGGTCGAACGTCACAACCTTCTGCTGCGGCCCGGCTAATGTCTCCGTCCCCAACAGAATGTTGCCGTTACCGTCGAGCATCGTAGCGCCTATGGCTTGCCACACACCATCGTAGTTGCTGGCCGATGGTGCCGTGATGCACTTGTAGAACGCCGGAATCCCGGCCGCAGGCGAGGTGATCCATAGGTAATCCCCCGCCTGCCACGGCGCGATACTGGTGTTCCCAGAGGGGGGCGCATCTGCTGCCCAGATGTCGGCCCCGTTGGGCATGATGATACCGAGTGGAGATGGATAGAACATCGTTTCTCCTTACAGCGGGTTCGGGCTTACCTGGACCTGATTGGAGACCTGTCCGGTCGTCGTAATCGGGCACAGGAAGACATCGATGTTGACCACACCGGCCGTGCAGACCGAGCAGTTGGCCCCCGTGGGCGTGAAGGTCACAGTCGGCGTAACAGCCGAAAGTTTCCCCATGGCCGGCGTTGCAGTCTCCTGGAGGGTGCCATCAGCCACCGCTTGGTAGACGTCGTACGCCGACGTGAACTGCGTAGCCGACCCACCAGACGATCCCAGGCTGACTGTCATGGCCGAGATGCTCGGGCCGGCGAAGGCCACCGAGTGCTTCACCCGGACCTTCAGCACGATCGAGGCGAGCGGCCACGTTTCCGCAATTGAAGTGTTGTACGGTGGTCCGCTCAACAGGTTGAACAGGTTGAGGGTCTTGGCGCCCGATCCAGACGTTGACTGCTGGAGATCGAGATAGGTGAACTGGTAAGACCAGACCTGGATTCCAGGCCCGAGATTGGAGGCAAGTCCTTGTTTTGTCATGACGTTATATCCTCCTTAGAATAGGGTTGAGGCGAGTTTCGCGCCGGTTCGTGGGCTGGGCACCATGATGTTTGATCCCACCAAGAATTGGCCGCTCACGTCGATCGAGTTGTTCACGCCCTTGAAGCCGGTCCAGCCGAATTGAAAAAGGTCCACTTGGCTGAAATACCACTCGATGTACGCCGTGTTCATCAGGAACATGAGGCCGATCGGGTTGCTGCCGCTGGGCAGGTACCGGTCGATCACCACGTCCGCGCTATTGAACTTGAAATTCTGGAAGCCGATGTTGGCCAGATCGTTGTCGGTATTCGAATACCGCATCGACGGCTGCGTCCCCTGCCAGATCAGGTTCCACCCGTTCTGTGTCACCGGGATGATGTCCGGGTGATCGCTTCCCCAGCACGCGTTGCCGTACGCCGTGTTGAGTTGGGCCAACGTGAACGTCGCCAACGTCGCCTGATATGCGTTCAACCCACCCACCGTCCCGTTCGGGATCCCGTTGATGTCCGACCGGGTTTGGCCACCAACCACGGGGTAATTCGTCCCGTCGTCGTACCATTCCTTGAAGCCGTTCAGGTACTTCGCCCGGCCCGTCGAACTCTGGCCGTCGTTGTACATGTTCACCGCCAACAGCTTCGCCATCTTCAAGCTGGCATTGAGGAATTTCATTTCGCATTGGTTGAAGATAGCCTCGGGGCCATCGTCATTCATGGCGTCAAATCCGAAGAGGGTGATGTTCACCCACGCGACTTTCATGTCAACGGTGATCGCGGCGTCGGTCGTAACGAAGCTGATGTCCATGGTGTCACCCTTGGACATAAAGTCTCCATTTAACTCGCCCACGATAATGGGACGTCTTACGCGGCTGTTGCCGGTAAAGGGCATCGGGTTCTGCGTTTCCAGCCGAGTGAACACCGGGCTGGAGGCATATATTACATCTGTAGTACGATCAACGATATGATCGTAAACGTATGCATCTAATTCAGTTAGGGTAAGCGCCACAGGCTACCTCCACCCTTCCCGAGTTAGTTCTTGACATAAACACGTTTTTGTCATATACTAACCTCCATGAAGAGAAAAACGCCTGCGAAACACCCAGGGGGCAGGCCCCCCACCTTTGTCCCTTGCGGCTGGTGCCACCAGGAATTTAAGACCGGCGAGATCAGGAGCCACTTTACAAAATGTCCGAAACGACCAAAGCCGGTAAACTGAACCACCGGGAGACGGTCGCTATGTGCATTTGGTGCGGCGGAAATATCTTGGCCTACCGGCTTCAGATCCACCTCTCCCGTTGCGGAGCCGCACCACGCCCTCGCATCGGAGAGAAGATTTGCAGCGGTTGCCAGCACATATTTCCAACGAACGAATTTGCGCTCGACAAGAACCGACAAGACGGGCACGGCAACTACTGCCGTACCTGTGGCAGGAAATCCGCCAACCTTAGATACGGCCGCCCCGTCAATGCTGACAAGCAATTCGACCGAGTGCTCCGGTTCCACTACAATATGACGGCCGCACAGTATTACGAGCGCCTTGCGCAGCAAGGTGGCGTATGCGCGTTGTGCGGCAAACCGCCACGCACGGACACACGCTCCAAGCGCCTTCACGTTGACCACGACCACCTGCGCGACAAACCCACGGGAGAGAAGTACATTCGCGGCCTTCTCTGCTCCGAATGCAATCACGGCATCGGCAAATTCGGGGACGACCCCGATCTTATGCTCAAGGCCGCTAACTGGGTCCGCCACCATCGCGGGCTCTTGGACTCCACGTACCAAACCGAAAAGGAATAGACGATGACTGCCCAAACGACGAACACTGACATCACCAAGCGATGGAAAGACCTGTACAGATCCCAGGGAGGCAGGTGCGCCCTCTGTAATCGAAAGGCTCGCCGCAAAGACATGTGGGAGGACTGGGACCCCGAGACCGACGAACTCCGGGGACTCATGCACAATGACTGCCGCCTGCTCATCATGAGCGTTGAGCACAACCCCACCCTTCTCGACGCAGCGAAGGCTTACCTTCTTCGCCACGGCGCCGAGATGTTGCAGGAATCCCATACGGCCTAACTGGCTACCGGCTGAATCGAGACGGAGACCGTCTGCACGGCACCCGCCTTGGTGTCCCAGGCGTCGAAAGCCATGTGGCCATTCGCACTCACCGAAACGGTCTTGGTCTGGTCGAACGTTTCAAGGCATTGCGAGATCGTAGCAGCAACGCGCCGCACTGTCTCACGCTCGCCTTCATCCGAGAGGCCAGCAGGCGGCTCCGCAAGGGGAGAGGAGAACTGCCGCGTCAACTCTGCTTGCACTTCGTCTGGAGTCCCTTTTGCGTTTACGCTCCAACTCATAAGCTCCTCCTACTGGACCGCCCCGGCTTTCTTGTCGAAGTACTCCTGGGTGGCCACACGGGCGATACCCTTGCCCAGCGGGATCTTGCTGGTGTCCAGATCGCCATCGGCCTTCTTGGGCATCCTGGCTTCGGCCCGGCGCATCAACGCTCCCTGGCGCCGGCCGCCGCCGCTGTCGCCGCCGTCCACGGGGCTCCGGTTCTTGCCGACTTCCTGGAGAGCCTTCTTGGTCCCTTCGGCCACGCCACGATCGTACTCGGCCTTCTTCTCGGCGGCCGTCTGGGCGCTGGACTTCTCGGTAAACTTGGTGGCGAAGAGGTCGTTGTACGCTTCGATAGGATCGATGTCCTGCCGAACGCCGGACTTCCTGAACCGGTCTTCAGCCATGACCTTCATGTGCTCGATGACCTTATCCATCGGGAGCACTTCGCCGAAATCCTTCTCGTGTTGGCTGACCTTCGGGGTCAAAGCGGAGAACACCTTCTCGAATCGGCTGGTCAGGCCGTTGACCTTGGAGTCCAATGTTGGACCGACCTTCTCGTTCACGAGCTTCGTCATCTGGGCATCGAGGTCGGAGTTGCGAACCAACCCGGCCGCGTCCAGGGTTTCCTTCACGATCTGCTTGATTTCGTCGGGTGTCACTTCGGCGCTCCTTCCATTTTGCAGATCGGCTACAGTGGCCGCTGCCTCGGCGAGTGCTGTTTGCAACCGCTCGTGTTCTGTTTGCCATGCCGGCCAATCGTTGGCCCGGAATTTCCGCCAGTCTTCCAGTTCCTTGACCGGCGCTTCGAAGTCGTTCTCGTAGGTGGGGTGTAGGGACTTCAATCGCTCCCGCACCGGCTTGACCTTTTCCCCAAGCTCGAAGTATTCCTTGAGCGTCGGGAACTTGGCCGCCATCTCGTTCAGCTTCACCTTGTCGTCGTCGGCTGCTAACTGCAAAAGGTTGTCAAACATAACGCTCTCCTAACTCGCGGCGTTTGGATTCGGCGGCCCTGCCGCCGGGTTGGGTGGGCCTTGCGGGGGGACGACGGGAGAACCTTGCGCCATCCCGCTCCGCTTGGCCTTCTCCTGAACAGCTTTCACGATCTCCATGGCTGGCTTGCCGATCTGTTCCAAGAGCGGCATCAGGGAGGGGTCGAACGACTGGAGGAGGTTTTTGGTTTCCCCCACCCAGGCATCGAGCTTCTGCATCTGCTGGCCGATCTGCTGAACGACCTGCATCCCCTGCTGTGGTTGGCCGACGCCCTGCGCGTTGAACACCGACTGCGCTTGCTCCGGCTGTGCCTGAGCCTGAACGTCCGGTGGCAGCGGCGGTTGACCTGGATTCGCTTGGGCGCCTGCGGCCATGGATTACTTCTTCTTCCCCTTGAAGCTCATCTGCGGCTTGGTCGGGTTCATGCCTTCCTTCTCGTACGGACTGTTGGAGGTCCGGCTGAGTGGCGCCCGCGTGCTCTCGCACTGGACTGTGCCCATCCCTGGCCGGGCGCCGAAAGCGGCCACCGGGTTCTCTGTCCGGCTGAGCTTGACCTGGGAGGAAGTGACCTGAGCATTTGGTTTGGGACCGCCGCGATCCGGCATATCTGCCGGGCCTTTCTTGAGCGGCTTGTCCGTGGAAGTGGTCTGTACAAATTTTGGAATGGCCATGGTTTCACCGACGATAGGTGCGCTTACTACCGCGCGTTCTCTTCCGCTTTCCCTTTCTCCCTGGCATACTGATTTCTCATACATTGGACCTGTTGGGCGGCTTATTTTGCGCACTTAGACACGCTACCGAGCCGCCCTAGCGGCGAGCGTGTTGAGTTACTTGCGCTTTGCGTGCCGGGCCTTTTTGCGTGCCATGATGAGAGCCTCCTTGTTTTCAGATCCTCGGGTAAACACCAGAGGTCAATTGCATATTGGCACATCTGAAACCGCGTAGGCCAACATCGAAAATGCCACAACTCTTCCATGAAAAATGCTAAGATATGCGCATGAGCAAGATAACGGAAGGGTTACCGCCGTTCGTAGACCCGGAGATTGAATACGTCGGTGTCGGAAAACTACGGCAGACCATGACCAGGGACGGGTTGGAGAGCTTGGAACGCCCACTGCTGGTGTTGGGAGCCCGTCGAACCAAGCCGATCGCCGTGATCATCAGCTACGCTCAGTTCCTCGAAATGCAGGAGGCCGTGCTATGGCGGTTCAGGGACCAGTAGGCAAAGATCGGATATACACCCCGAGCGAGTTCATGGACCTACTGGAGAAGGCGCAAGCACTGGGGTTCTCCCTGGAGAGGGGGACTATTTTGGAGAAGCTCACCGTGGGCGAACTGGACGTGCTAGTCAACCAGCGGCAGTAGCGTCCAACGTTGGACCGGCCTTATCGTAAAGAACGAGCGGAAATTTCTGCCGCTCAACGACATGGGGGAACCGAGCGCATGCGTAAGCGAACGCCTCCTGAGATTCCGGATATCCAAACCCGCGCACGTAGAATCCTGAGTTGCAGGCTCCGCGCGTATCCGCTGAGCGGTCCCACCAGCAGAAGGCATACCAGAACGCTTTCTCCCCACCGCAGGTAAAATAGACTCGGCCATCCGGAAGATCTCGGACCTTTCGGTTGCGGAGTAACGTGGCGTCCATGAGACCGTCATCCCAAGGGAGATCCGGCGGGCGGTCATCGTACAAGTGATGTCCGCTGACGTCATGGAGGAAGTGCCCAGCATAGCGCCAGCAACCAAAGTACAGGGCCAGCAACCCCAATCGCTTTCCCGCTTCAATCGATTCTTGCAAGGTGACCATTTTAGTTCAAACAGTAGTGAATGTACATCGTGTATCCGATGGGCAGGATATCCACCGGGATCACCACGTACGCGGTCATGTGGACCGACGCGTGAATGATCTCGGCGTAAAAACCAAGGAGTACCATGCGCTCAGCATAGCATCTTTTCTTCTTGAAACAGCAACCGCTTTATGTTATATTCGGTTGCATGAGCACACCGGAACACAACGCAGATCAACTGTACCACGTTTGGATAAACCGCCGTCAAGATGAGCGTCGGAAGGCTGGCGCAGAGTGGGAGGGAAGTCTCTACGAATTCAAGTCCATGCTTAACTTCCTTTCCTACGGCCATGACCAGATAAGGAAAGCAGTGGAGGGCCGGTTGCCCGCTACTCACCGGCAATGCTCACGCTGCGAGCCGGAGCCGGTCGAGAATAACCGACTGATGTGCTGCCTCGGGAAGGACGTTCTTACCTGCCCAATTCTGTGTTCGCTCAAGGCGACCATTGAAGAGGAGCGCTATCGGGTTGCCCCCTACGACGGTGAGAAGCATTACGCCAACGTGGATGATGAGCAACTGTACCGCCTGATGGCCCGTACCTGTGCGTGGCATATCTACCATGAGGAGACTGGTATCCAGGACGGCCACCACTTCCAGGTAGACACCAGCGAAGGGTACCTGCTGGACAAGACCGACCGGATCTTTTGGGATCGAGTCTACACTTCGCTTGCTGGATCCGATCCGGATGGTGCCGAGTGAAGCCGAAGAACAAAGCGGCCGTCGCCCTCGGCCGGTGCGGCGGCAAGAAGACCGCCGAACGCGGCTCTGAATACTACAAGCAGATCTCCGCCATGCGGAAGAACAAGAAGGGCGGGAGGCCGAAGAAGAATGGCTAACCACACCTACAAACAGATCTCAGCGCCCGGCCACCCGTTGATCTCCCCTACCGCTAGACAGGTCATCCATCTACACCGTGCCGTGCTGTACGACAAGATCGGTCCTGGACCTCATCCGTGCCACTGGTGCGGGGAGAGCGTTAACTGGGCGATCACTACGCTAGACACCCCAGATAGATTCAAGGGTGTCCTGGTCGTTGATCACCTGGACAACACCGACTCCAATAATGACCCGTCCAACCTTGCCCCTTCATGTCACTCGTGCAACATCCACCGCACTGGGAATGATCGATTCTCCGCAATCACCTACTTGGTGGCGTATGGATGCCGACACGCGGCTGTAGAATTAGTATGCACGATATGCGCTACCCCGTTCCTGGCAACCCATAGCCAGATTTCCAGGCACGATAACGGAGGGAAATACTGCTCACTCACCTGTCGTGACATCGGTAGATTCAGGGCGTCACGAGAACATCGGTCTTGCCTGCAATGCGGCGGCGCATTCACGTCCATAAAGAAGTTATCAAAACACAAGGAGAGCCATAAGGTCGGGGTATTCTGCTGCCGATCATGCTTCCACACGCACCGCAGGGAACACCCCGAATACCACAAGAGGACTCCCTAGAGCGGCGCCCCTTGTCTTTGCGCCCGATTCTGCCTGGGTTGCTTGCCGCCACCACCAATCCCCATCTCATGTTCTTTCTTGAGGCGCTCCATTTCGGTCTTAGCGTTAGCCGGAGCATTGATCAGTTCGTACAAACCTTCCATGCTGAGGACGCCTGCCTTATACATAGTAAACGCCTCTACTTTGGCCTGGGTCCGCGAGCTTCCGTGGCTCGATCCGGGGGCGATCTTAAATGCGAACGAGCGCCAATGCGACTCTGGGTCTGATGAATCGGGGACCATAGTGGAGGCCCGATAATCGAAGTCCTCCCAGGTCACCCCATCGGCTCCCAGGATTCTCAACCGGCTATCCATGTCGGCGTACTGGAAGACGTTGGAAACCGTCTGCGCACCACACTGCTCCAGGCCAGCTTCGAGGTACCGGCCTTCCAGGCGGAACGGGGAACTCATGGTATCCCGCATCTGCTCGATGGCATCACCGCCGGGTGCCTGCTTCTTACGGGCCAACCCCTGGATGTCCAGGGAACCCGACCGGCGCTTCACGTCGTCCACGAGGTACTTCAGCCACTCCGCCACCTGAGAGGGCAGGGACGGCGCTGTCATTTCCTTGAACTCGTTGATGTTGGCCACCGGGTTAAGTAGGACCTTCTGTCCAGGCTTGCCCGGCTGGAAGGCTTCCCAGACTGCTTCGGGGATGGCGCCACGCTTGGCCACCCAGGTTCCGTTGAGAGCCCGCATGACGCTCTCGTCGATCCCGGCGCCCACGGCGTTGATCGACCGACAGAGTGGGATCAGATCGTGGTATTTCGAGATCCCTCCGGGGCTCCACACGCACGGATTCAACTGGAGCATGGCGAACGGATAGAGGCCATGCCAGAACGGCGAAGGCCCATCGTACATCACGCGATCCCCAGCGAAGACCACCAGCCGCTTGCGCGGGTAGAGCCTCGCGCCCGGCGGAACGATGTAGTGGTAGTTGTGTTCTTCCCGGCCAAGGTCCGGGTGGTGGATCCATACCGGGTGGTCAAACTCGTTGATGGACCAATCGTCGTAGTAGATCTCCATCAGCGGGATCACTGGGAACGGAGAGTAGTTGTTCCCCTGCTGCTGGAGCGAGGCGTTGCGGAGGGACACTCGGCGCTGAAGGCGCGGGCTCAAAGCGTCCCAGGTATACTCCGGAACTCCCGCCGGGCGCTGGTACCGCTCGGTCCCCAACTGCTGGGCGATCTTGACGGACTGGCGCTCCAGGCCGATGCACTTCTCCGGGCCGAAGGAATTCTGGAAATACCCCAGGCTCTTGTACGCCTTGTAGACCACGGCGCCGGATGACTGGAGATCCCCATTGCACTGCACCGGGATTACCTGATCCGGCCCATGAGCGCTGAACATGAACTGGTTCGGCCGTGCCACCATCTTCATGAACCCGGTACCGAAGAGTGCGTGGTCCAACCACGTCACGATCTTCAAGTCCAGGTTCTCGGAACTCCACAGGTGACGGATGTACGAGTGCTGGACCTTGGCCTGCTCCTTGTACGCTTCCACCGAAGAGGTGATGTCAATCGACGGCCGGATGTCGGAGAGGGACGCCAGCGCCTCGCGACGTTGGTCGCTGAGGTAGTTGTCCACAAAAGCGCTGCGATACGCTGGCCTGTTAGCTCCCCACCAATCCCCTTCAAGATAGGAGATCACCCGATCGATTTCCTGAACGGATCTCCATGCTTGCATTTCGGACGAACCCTGGCGGACGAGATCTTCCTTCCAACGCTGCATGCGGGTGTCATATCCCGAGGAGTGGTCCCACGTCCCTGACTTCTCACGCTGTACTGCTGCGCGGGGAGGGAATTGTGCTAACGAAGCCATACAGTCACGCTCTCCTGCGGTCCAAGTTTTGCTTTCTTACTTGATGGACATAGATGATCGTGCATCGCTGTGAACAGGTCTGAGCCGTTTTGTTTTTGTAGATCAACTTCTCCGTCCCGCAGATCCGACATTTGAACTTCCTAGCCCTCACCTTGTTGCCACAGTACAATACCTGCAACTCATCGTCTTTAATCTTCCCATATTTAGAACGCTGCACGTTGCAGGCGGAGCACGACGGGACAAGGTTGGATGCAACGTCGTTCCCTCGGTTGGTGTCTATATGGTCAGCGACGATAGCGTTTGGACCCGGCTCTCCAACTGCCCATCGAATGTCAGCGCCACACCAATGGCAACCGCAAGGGAATGGCCCCACCTTCTCGTAAAGTATGGCGCGGCTTAAAAGTACGCTCCCATCTTTTCTGGCTAGTGGGTGGTTTGGCAGGTATACTTTTCGATACGTGTTTTCTTTCAGGCGAGTGCTCAGCGGCTTACCGGTGAACGCTAGGTGCCCATCCCTGTATTCGTATGATTTGTTCCCCGCCGGTCGGCCGGGCGGTAACCTGTCATAGTGGCGGGTCCGGCATCTTTCTGCGCGGACGGTCTTCCTGTTTAGCAAGTCGAACCCATAGTCTCTCAGGCGATCAATCCATGCCCGTTCCTCATCTCTTGACGCGGCGTCTGGGTTCAGTATTCGGATAGCGGGGCGGCTTCCCCTTTGGACCAACTCTCTTATCCACGCAGTGCTAGGGATCTCCCTGTGAACATCCAGCGAGTGGCGGTTTAGCCTCTCGCGGGCGGTTGCTGTCGTTGACCCAACATAACGAGGAATCAGCGTCTCTGGTTCCAGTAATACGTACACGCACAAAGGCACGCCTACACCTCCGTACCGGGCATGCCACAGGTGTTGAGCGTGGTCTTTCCATCTGGAGCGACTTCGTAGTTATTTGGCATTTCACTGGGCATGACGAGGTTGTTACGCTTCACATAGTCCCGCTGGTCCTGCCAAGTTTCAATGTACGTGGCCTTGGCATCTTTCCCATGCTTTGGCCCGTTCTCGAAAACCCAGTGGCCACCGTCACGCTTGTTGCCGCCCTCTTTGGACCGGTCCAAGTACTTGGCGGAAATCGGCCCAACCCACAGCGGCTTGAGTGCGTAGACCACAATCTCCAGTCGGCTACCGCACTCGCAGTGGAGCACTTCGTCGGCGGTCATGGAGGCCACCGGCTGGTAGGCCGGGCACGCCTCGTTCTTGCAGACCAGTTCGCGGCTAGGCAATGGGGTCACCTCCCAGGAAACACGAGTTGTCCCGGCTGTTCAGTTCCGTGTAGAAGATTGGGCTCCGGGTGAAGATCTGATCCGCACAGGGGGAGAACCCGTACGTGCTGATTTCCGGAGTACGCTTGGCGATCAGCGGCGCCAGCACGGTGGCGAAAAAGGCCCGACGGTTCATGCCCCCCTCCGATCTCTCTTGAACTTACTGAATGCCTTGAAGTCCCAGGTCACCCACCACCCTCTCCATTCCTTGTCGTTCTGGTGGGATGCGTTCTTGATGGGACACTCGGTGTCCAAGTAAACCGGCTGGAGGGGGTGGTTGAATGTGGCTGATACGAGCCACAGATTCCCGTGCAGGAGTACGCGGATTCGCTCTCGCCAAGTGAACCTCCATCGGGTCACGACGTTGCCGGTGTCGTCGCGATACGCCGGGAGGGGCGCGTATTCGGATTGGTGCTCCGCAAGCACAACCTCCGGGAGATCAAATCCAGGAACAACAGGGGACACCGGCTCCATCACTCCACCCGTCCAACATTGGACGCCGTTTCCTCAAACAGGCTACTCGCGTCTTCCTCGGCCGGCGGCGCCAGCTTCTTCTCGATCAGGTCCGCCAGTTCCGTCCCGGTGTTGAACTTCGCACCCAGGATCTCGGCCAGCCGTTCGGCCGCCACCTCGGTCATGAGTACGTGGTGCGGCCGGGGGTGAAGCTCGTACACCCACTCGTTCTCCTGCACCGCGTCCACCACTTCCTGCATGAGCGCATCGACCGTCCGCTCCTGCGTGCGGGCCAGTTCCTCGTACGCCGGGTAGTTGGCCGGATCGATCAGCACGGTCACCCGGTGCTTCCCGTCCACCATTCCCGCCACGTCGCTGATGTAGGGGATCAGTTCCTCGGCGTTGCTCAATTGGACGCCCGTGGAATCCAGGACCAACTTCACATCATCCGGCGGGAACAGGACGCCGCCGGTCGCGATCTGGGTCAGGACGTCCTCGGTCATGTCGCGGATCTTCTGGGAGGGCGATGCGTCCACCCCTTCCGGCATCTCCATCATGTCCGTCAGGATTGGGACGTGCGCCTCTTTAAGTTCGATTTCAAGGTTGTACTTCACTGTGTCGGTTGGCTTCTTTGCCATGGAATTGGAATCTCCTGTGAGCACTGTAACGCAAAGGGTTACTGGAGTCAAGGGATGTGGCGGTAATCACATCTTTCCTGCCTGTATTCGTGATACTCTTCGTTTGTATGGTCACCTTACGTATTGACGTGTACCATCATGCCGCTCATGAGGACGACGATGATAACTCCAGTCTCACCCGGATTCTCATGGCGGTCACCAGATTGGAGAAAAAAATGGCAGCTTTGGACGAAGCATTAACAGCACTCACCCAGAAAGTCACCGACGAGAACACCGTGATCGACGGTGCCATCGTCTTCATCGGCGGAATCCCAGCGCTCATCAAGTCCGCCGTGGATGCGGCTCTGGCGCAAGGGGCCACCCCCACTCAACTCCAGGCCATGACGGATTTGGGAACCAGCATCCAGAACAAGAAAGACGCACTGGCCGCCGCGCTGGTTGCCGGTACCCCCTCCGCTTAACCTTCAAGCCGCATCGGCAAATTAAAACGGCCCGCTTCCCTTCGCAGGGGGCGGGCCGTTTCAGTTGGCGATTCCCTAAAGGCTGTTGGTCCTATCGTATCACGATAGGCGCTTCCAGGTGGTGCCGTCCGCCTGCATGGCGGTCCCGCCGATCGCGGCGATCATAAGCTCTACCCCTGGGGTGGGCTTCAGGACGGGAGCGGCGGGAGGCGGCGGCATCACGAAGGAGAACGGCTGGCCGATCTCCATGGCGAACGCTTGGTTGATTTGCTCGACGGATGCGAAGTCGTTGAAGTACTTCGCCATCAACCCGGCGTTGCGCGGGGTGATGCTTTCGTCGGGTAGCTGGATCATCTGATTCGGCTGGTTTTGCCCCAGCGGTCCACCTACTCCCGTGATCGCGTTGACCTCGACCACCTTGCAACTGCCCGGCGGCAGGCCGGCGCCCAGTTCGATGATCTGGCAAAGCAGTTGAGCCGTTGCCACGGTGGCGAAGTAGTAAGGGCTGTACAGGTACGGCCCGGAGTTGGAACTCCCTCCGGGCGGGGGATCGGTTACCCAAGGGTTGGGGCCGAACAACTGTTGTGCAGTGGGGCTCGTCATAAAGGTTTGGTTCCTTCCAATTCGGAGTATACCACCCTTTACTTGGGTGGGGATGGCAAATGGAAGGCCGGATGGGAGTCGAACCCACATCGTCCAAATTACGGCTACTGGGGTAGAAACCCAGACCGATACCGGCCCATGGAGGGGATGGCGGGATTCGAACCCGCTACCTGTGGAAACCCAGGGCACGGCCGCTATACCAGCCCCGCTTCATTGATTACTACCTACACCTTCTATTTTCAAACATCGATCCGCGCCTTCATGGTACTGCGCGGCCAAAATGGTCGGGGAGGGTGGATTCGAACCACCGCTCCTCTGCTCCCAAGGCAGATGGGTTAAACCGCTTCCCTACTCCCCGAAAACTTAAAGGCCCGGTCGATCCTTTTTGTGGGACCGCCGGGCCGCTTTCATCGTGTTTTGGCTGAAAGAATCAGTCGATGACCGGCGGCCCATCCTGGGTATCCACGTGCTTCGCACGGCCGATATTGGCCGGCTGCATCGTTTCGTTTCTCCCGAATTTGGGTTGCCTTGTCATCTGAGTTAGAGTCTACATCGGATCCGTTTTGGAAGTCAAGACTTATTTTCCGGTCCAATGTTGGACGCGTCGATCACCTCGTTCGGATCAAAGGTGGCCCCGACCCGGCGTACCCGAGAAGAATCGAGAGTAGCCACAAGCAAACCGCCACGATCACCACCACCCGAATGATCCTTGCGATGGCGGCATCCATCGGGATCTGCGCAACCACCCACAGCACGAGGCCCACGATGATCAGGACAATCACTATCTGCACCAAGAATGCTGGGAACATAGTTCCTCCTGGGTGCAGTATGATCCTATTCCGTATGATTGCCTGTGCAGATCTGTACAGTGTGGGAGTGGAGGAGAGGGTGGGATTTGAACCCACGGACCCCGAAGGGCCTGCGGTTTTCGGGACCGCCGCCTTAAACCGGGCTCGGCCACCTCTCCTCATGGAGCACCGCCTCGGAATTGAACCGAGTTCTACCGGGTTGCAGCCGGTGCGCTCTCCGTTTGCTTGCGGTGCTGAACTAAATCCGTGATCAACTTTTCCAAACGCCCATCCATGATCGGTGCCAGCGGGTACTGCTTGTCCAGCCGCTCGTCGGTCACCCGCTGTTCAGGGAAGTGGTATGTCCTGATCCGGCCTTCTCCAAACGCTGCTTGGCGCCGGACATTCTCTTCCGGCTCGCCGACCTTCCCCATTCTCCTGGCGCATTCAAGTTTGTGCCAGTCCTTGAACTGCTTCGTCGCAACCATCCGGAGGAACGCTGTCCGCTTGTTCGTGGTTTGGCTCCGCTCGTCGGCGGAGTACCCGACCGCCCCGCTCGGCGGGTGCGTCATGCGGATCGCCGTGTGGCTTCGGTTGGCGTGTTGGCCGCCCTTGCCACCGGACGTCAGGTCCTCGATCTTGAAATCCTTCGCCGTCAATGAAAACAGAAGCGTCATGAACCCTCCTGAAACTTTGGCACTCTCGGCCCGATTCGAACAGGCGTCATCCGGGTTGGAGCCGGAGGTCCTAGCCACTGAACGACGAGAGCATGGTCCGCCCTGCTGGATTCGAACCAGCAACGCCCGAAGGCCACCGATTTTGAGCCGGCTGCTTTACCGTTTTGCTAAGGGCGGAAAACTTGGTACCGGGGGAGGGACTCCCACCCTCACGTCCTAAGACAGTAGTTCCTAAGACTACCGCGTCTAGTAATTCCGCCACCCCGGCATAAACTTGGTGGACGCGGATGGATTTGAACCACCGTGGCCCCCGAAGAGACAACAGGTTTACAGCCTGTCCGTTTCAACCGCTCACGCACGCGTCCAATTCAGATGTCAAAGAACTTGATGGCGGAAGGTGAGGGATTTGAACCCACGGTGGCCGAGGCCACAACAGATTAGCAATCTGCCGCAATAAGCCGGACTCTGCCAACCTTCCGAATGTAGCTAGAGGGGATACAAACAGGAGCCGGCCGACCAGAGTCGGTGGCTCGATAGGAGGGACGAACTTGAGAACAGGTAACGCATATCAGTTCCGATTTAGATAGTAACTGGAGATGGCTTGGATGTCAAGAGGATTTCTTCTTATCGTCTCGCGCCTGCTCTACCATGGCCTGCGCTCGTCCCTCGACGTTGCCCTGGCTCCTGGCCGCTTCCTTGGTGGCCGCCAGCAATTCATCCATCCGACTGTTGATCTGAAGGTGAACCGCGTCGATCTTCCTGCTGAGGATGATCCCCACGAAAGACAGGACCGCCGCAAAGATGGCCGGGGCTCCCGCCAGAATCACCAACCACACCGTGAACTGCTGCGCTGGAATCATATTCATCGTCCCCAATAATTCTCGCGGCTCTCTCCTGGGTCAGGCCGGCCGTTGCCCCGGAGACCTTCCGGGTGGGTGTGCTGGATCACGCGCGAGTCATATCCCTTGTACGGCGCTATCGACTCGCCTTTCTCCCCAGTCTTAACCCCAAGCAGGGTATCAAGGTCCAACGTGGCCCGTGGGTCCGGAGCCTCCAGCGGGATACCAACCAGGAAGATGCTACCACAGTCTTCCTTCGGGCACCGGTACTCCGTGTCCGGCCGCGCCGCTCCCCACTCACAGCCGCATTTCTTGCAGATCATTTTGTAGCGCGGCGGTTCGACCTCTGATATAGCTAAAGGCGGGTTGATCCTCCCACTGTCGTCGGCGGCCCATTCGTGGGCACAGTACAGTGCGATCAACACAGAAAGGAGTTCGTCATCGTGGCAGCCCTTGGCGTGCTCGGCCTTCTTGTCGTCCTCGTCGTCCTTCTGGAAGGTCTGACTTTCCTCCACGAAGTTCGGCGAGCGCACGATGAACCACCCGGCCTTGATCCACTTCCGTCCCTGTTGCCACAGCTTCGGCTTCGTGTTCGGCTGAGTCATCCAGTGGAACTTGTTGGACATCGGGTCCTTCGAGTCCAGATGCTTCCACCGGAAAAGATTCGGGTACTGATACTGGCCACGGACGGCATCGGCCACCGACTTATAGAAGTTGTACTCGATGCACATGAGGGCTTCGTTGTACATCCGGCCGATCGTGTTGGCGAAGAATGCCAGATCCAGCGGCTCAACGTCGTTCGATCTCCAAATAGCCACTTGCTCATCCGGAGATCCAGCCTTACCCAGTTTGTTCACCGCGATGACGGAGTAGTCCTCACCGATTCCTTCAGCGATATCCACCCCAACCGAATACTCCCGGCCTGGGATCGGAGCTTCCCACTGGATGAAGGTGGACTCGTCCTCGCAGAGTTGCGACGTCCTGTGGTCTGCTGGACAACCATCCACAAAGCATCCAATTTTCAGTTGCTTGCTGCCATCACGGCCGCGATCAAACTTCACCCCGTGGAAGCGCCCCTTGGAGTCGATGAACCCCACCTTGACGTCCGGGCTCGTCAGGGGGTTCCTCACCGTGAGGGCCATCGCGTCCTGGCACGCCTCGTCGAACACGGCATATCCGGAAAGTTGCCACCCGTCTTCCGCCGTACAGGCAGTTTCCTGGTGGTGTAACTTCAATGATTCCTTATCTTTAGCCTCTGCGTTCTTCCGCTTGAGTTCCTTCCATCGGAGTTGTTCGTCGGAAAGACACGCCGGATTCAGAGTTCCTTTATCGCAGGCCGGGCAGATCATTCCGATCCGACTCTCTCCGCCGAACTTAGCCACGTGATACTGAGCGCACGCATCACACTTAACCCACTCGCTCATGACGCGCTCTCGCAACATCCGTTCTGGCTTGTCAACGTGCCACCCTTGCGGCGGCGCCACGACACGGCTACGCTCCAGAAAGAACGGCAGGAACAACGGATACCACTCAGCATCCTCTCCCATCTTGATATTGGCTTTCCACAGCATGTGTGAGTAGCTTCCGGAGCCTCGTCCGGTGGACTCCAAGAACCCAAACGAGTTGGGATCGTTATCGTGGATGGAGTGGAGCAAATCGCCTTCGATGATCTCCTTGGCCTTCGCCTGTTGGAAGTCTGAATACTCCGAGACGTGTGCGGCCGACAGCCGCTTACCTTGCCCGACGCCGGACAACTGGTTGGCGTGCTGCACGTAGATGTGCGAGTTCATGCCTGGGTTCCGCTGGCGTTGTTCACGGTCCTTGCGGTCGAAGTGAAGTCCACCTTTCACCTCCAGAGTGGCTGCTTCCGGCTTCAGCCACCACGGCATTTTATCGTAAAAATGCAACATCAGACCGTACAGGTAGGAGCTTTGTTCTTCATCCACCGAGACCACGATGGCCTCGGTGTTTCGAAAGAACATCGTCCGCCAAGCTATCATGGCCTCGATGAGGAGCGAGCAACCCAATTGGCGCCCTTTCAAGATCATGATCTTCTGGGCGCGTGACTTCTTTTTCAACTCCATCCATTTCTGGAGCACGAGCCACTGGGACTCCCACAGGGTGAACAGTTGGTCGTGGCCTTGGTCATTCGTGATCCAGAAGAATTGGCGGGCCGCGTAGATGAAGTCTCGGCGGCAGAACCGGGCTTGTTCCAGGACAGAGTTGCGCTCGTCTTTATTGAGGGTTTGGAACCTCTCATCCGGTCCCATCCGGTCCCACTCACCCTCTCGGATGTACTTGTCCGCATGTGCGTCCAGGTGGTCCACGAGAAGCTGAACCCCCCGATCTCTCCCCTTGGGAATGACGAGGTTGCCGATCGATACGGTGGCGGCTGACGGAGGTAGTTTCTTGGCCTGGGGGATGATTATGGCCGGCGGAATGATGATCTGCGGAGGCGGTGGCTGAATCAGGCAAGCGGCCGGATCGAATAGGCTACCCATGAGCTACTCTTCTACGAGTACCGCATCTGGCGTGGGTTCGAACGAGATCACATCGAAGCTGGCTGGGATCGCCTTGCGCTGCTTCTCCTCTTCTTCGAGGATTCGCTGGATATCCTCGAACGACCTTGGCCCATCCGAAGCCCGGTGCGCGTGGCTTTCGGCCGTGTTGTTGTTCTGCTGGTTGACGTTAACCACCAAGCCTCTGTCCTTCGCGCCGGTCAATCCGAAGATTTCTGCGATGAGCTTGTTAGCTTGCATGTCGTTTAGGTGTGTACTCCGACGAAGGCTATTGATCATATCAGGGATGAGGATTGGCGCCACGGCCGCGAGGATGGCCTTCTGGTACGTGCCTTTACCAAGACTCTTGGCAGTGACGCTGCGGGTTGCGATCTTGTCGGGTAGCTTGATGTCCTTGATAGGTTTGCGGCCGTCCAATGTTGGACTGGCCGGCTTCTTTTTGTGCGAGGTGGCCATCGTCCGCCATCATACCACGGGTGTAGAATAACACCATGAGACCTTTTGAAGATCGTAAGAAACATGATGAGGAACCGCAACCTCCGCATCCCCACCATCCACACAAGCACGAACCGCATCCGGACGCTCCACCAGAACCGCCGGCCGTGGAATCGGATCCCCCGCCTCCACCGGATACTGGTGGGTAGGTTTTAGTACTATTGGTACATGGAGACCATAGGACATGCTCAGTATCAACGGCAACGAGCCGACGCCTAGTGGAAACTGGGCATGGATAAGCGCGGTAATCGCTGGTGTCTTTTCAATTCTTACGGCGGTTGTGCATCGCTTGACGAGACGGCCGCCGCACATCCCCACCCAAAATGCCGCCGAGATCTTCGAGCGACTATCCTACATCGAATCCAAGCAGGCCAACACAGACGATGGGCACAACCGAACCTGGGTATCTATCGAAGACATCCGCCGGGACATCAGCGAGATCCGGCGGGAAATGGTTTCTCGCGAGGAGTTGGAGCGTTCCTTGTTCGACCTGAAGAGAGATCTGAAGAAAGAACTTTCCCGGATTCTGGACAGCACAACGTAATCCACGCCACGCAGCACATGATCATAATTGCCATGAACGCCTTCTGACAGGTGGGGCCGTCGTACCCTATCCTGGCCAATGGGGCTATCAGCGAGTGGGACAAAATCAGTATAGAGAACACCCACGAGTGGCGGACTAAGCTTCGTGGTTCAGGCTTACGGTCCCTTGACGGAGTGGCAAAGAACGTCACCACCACCCCACACACGATGGCCACCCCCAGCCACACAAACTCCCTCGCGTAGACAAACCATCCAAACCACGTGTCGTACTCGCCCATGCTCCACGAGAACCCGACCAATCCCACCGCTACCACAGGAGCCCATATTCGCAAACAGAACCGCTCGAAGCTGTGCCCGAAGCTGGTGCGCTTGACCAGGATCTCCACCGCTGCGGAGACCGCGCCGGCCACCACCAGTAGCTCCATGGGAGCCCAGATGGTATGCCACCACCACACATCCGACGCCGGGTGAGGGAAACCGAAGGACGCTATGACCGACTGTAGGCATGATGCCGTGAGGAACGCCATGAACGCCGGGGCTCCCCTCCACCAGCGCTTTTTCCACAAAATCCCCAGGGCGGCCATTTGTGATCCGACGAACATCAGGTGCAACAAACGCTCCAGCAGGTTCATAGTATTTACTTTACCCTGAGTTGCGCCTCTCTGGGGACGAGCGCACTGTTGCTCTGCCGGGATGATGCCAAGACCCGCTGTAAGATTTCGTCGCGGCTGCGATCAGCATGCTCGGTATGAGTTGTGGCGAAGGCCCTCTGCCCAGGCTGTAGGTCGATGGCTGCCGCCTCACCAACCCCCAGTTTAGGGTCGATTTTACCGCCAGCGGCGGCGCCGGCCGCGATCCTTGCCCGGATCATGTTCATGTCGGGCTCTGCCCCCACTGCTACCGGGTCCTGCATCCCACCACTGCGGTCGCGGTAGATCCCCACCAACTGGGCCACGATGCTCTTGAGACCCGCCTCCACGTCGATGACCTCATCGTATAGGCTGAACGGGTGCTGGGCCACCAACGTGATCTCTCCGCCCTCGCCAACACGAGGGTCCTTGTACGTCAGAGATACACCGCCCAACCCCTGCTTGTTGATCACGTTCCGTTTGGCCGTGATCCGGAACGGGCTACCGTCCGCCCGCTCGATATCAAACGGGATCTCTTCGGGAGTGGTCTCCAGGATCTTGTCGATTAGCTCGGCTTCGTCCCAGTATTGCTTCTGCGGAGCATTGGACCCTGGACGTTTTATGGCCCTCTTCATCGACGCCTTTATTGTCCCCGGTCGAACCGAGACATCGGCGGGTTTCGTCTGGTTGAACTCCGGATCTGTTGGCATCACGATGAGGCTCTTGGCCGCTTGGCCCACGGGAGTCATCGCCTTGCTCGGTGGTGGCGGGGTCAGGAAGTGCGGACGCCCGTCCTCCACCTCGGCGGCCGGCGCATTGGACCGGTGATCCCACACCGGCTCGGGAGATTGTGTCCGAAGCGCTTCCGGCACGGACGCGATGCCCGATTCCTCGAAGTGCATATCGTGAACAAGTTCGACCGCATCCACGATGCGCTCGGTTAGGTCGATCGGGTCAATGGCCACGCCGCGCGCCACGGTGTTCGAGATTGCCTTGTGGATGTACTTGGCCATCCGGTCTTTCAAGTCCTGCGTCATACATCCCCCTTCATTCCCTTGCCGGTGTTCGGTTGGTAGACTTCGGCCCCACGAACCCGCTCCACGGCCGCCTCGCGCGTGAGTCCGTATCGCCGCTGAAGCGCGAGGATCTTCTCCTCCTGTGCGGAAGTCTCATCATCCATCGTCTGGATCGAACCGCCATTGAAAAGGACCTGCTGGAATTCCTTCTGCTGCTTGGCGAACTTGCCGAAGTCCAACACCACGGCGTCAAGCGCCAGGATCTTCTGCGCGTCCTGCTTCTTGATGAATAACTGGAGGTCGTCCAACTTGGAGATGACGCCTTGGAGATCGGCATGGAGGAGGAGTTCGGAATCAATCGCCTTCACGGCCAGTGCCGTAGCGATCTCTTCCAGGCGGCCGTCGATGCCCTTCCATTGTTCGAGTGCTTCATCAAACTGCTTCCGGCTTGCCAACTCGTGGCGTATCTCTGCCATCTTATCCAACATTGGACCAGTGGCCGTGGTAGACTCCATCATCGCAATGGCGAACACATGGAACTCACCCTGCAATGCGGCAGTGCGATCCACTTGATCCGTCAGCGCGTTACTGATATTCAGCAACATGCCGGACTGCATTCCCATCTCTGGATTCGGCCGGCGCAATCCTTCGTTCACCGATGCCAGCGCCACCAGGATCTCACTGAGCCGCTGAACCGTCAGGTCTGCTTTACTGTGATGGTTCGGTAAATGGTGCAGCACCCACCGGAAACCCAGGATGATACCCGCAAAGCTGGCGAGCATCCCCAGAATTACAAACACGTCTTTGATATTCATGAAGTCCTTTTCAAGAAAGATCCGCCGCCTGGACTAGCCAAGCGGCGGGTGCAAAGGAGCACGTAGAAGCTACCGACGTCTCCAATTATGGCACCCCTGTTACTGAATGTCCTTGCCATTGATGTTCCGGAAGCACCCTCGGTCCATCAGAAACTTCACGCCAACATCCGTGTACTGGTTAACGCGGGCCTTCGAAATCAGCGGCCCACTGCGCACTACCCGGTCCTTTTCCAACATGCCGTCCTGTTCCAGGGAACGGCTTATCTCCTGCCACGGCTTACCCTGGAGGAACAAGAGCGCTGCGCGTACGGCCACCTTCAGCCGGTCCTGCCGCCATGCCGGCCATTCAGGCGGAGGCGCCGGGGCCTTGCCACGGTAGATCTTGGGGTCCACCGCCGTCATCTCGCCTCTGGTGATCGCACTACGCAGCGCTCGTGGAGTCATTGTTTGTTACCTTCGTGTTCTTCAGCGGCGGCCAGCCACGCGGGGACTGGAGCGCCGTTGTAGATCATCTCCAGGAACTCCAGCGCCATCGTGGCGGCATTGGACTCCACGTCCTCGATCCGTTGCCAGTTCGGGGTGGTAGGGTCCGCCGCATCGCTGAACCGCTGCATGGCGTGGATCAGTTTGTTGGGGCCGCCGTGGCGAAGCTCATACATGAGCCCTGCTGTTTTGATTTGCTCGAAGATGAGCGTACACTTGTCAAACAAGAGGCTCCTCCAGGTTGGCTTGGACGAATGCCGACACCACAGCCTTGAAAAGGTAGCCCTTGAGCCGTTGCTCCACAGGGAGTTGTTCGTACGGCACAAGGCACGGGTGCGTCTTCAGGGCAGCGTTCTTCTCTGCCCCCCACACCCAACCATCCTTCACCTTGTCGGCGCACCAAGCATCGTGCTGCGTTGAAGCCGGCGCTCCTGGAGTGGAGATCGCAAACACTACCCCTTCAATGGCGGAGTACTTCTGCCACTGTTCAGCCTCGTCCCATGGCTTCTGAGTTTGGTCACCGATCGTTTGGCAGAACGCTCGGTTTGTCTCGTGGCACACGCGTGCGATTTGTTCGATTTCCATGTTACGCCTCCTGGACGGCCAGCTTGCCGTCGCCCTCGTAGCGGAAGGTCACCTTCGACAGGGAGACCTCCTTCACCACAACTTCCGTCTCTACCTGCGCCCGATTGTTCTTTCCCACGACCTTCAGCGTCACCGTCTGCCCCGGCCGACCCATGAAGTAGTAGGCATATTCAGCCGTGTTGAACAGTTCCACCACCTCGGCCTCATCCACCTGATCGAGATCGATCCAACTTTGGATCTGCTTGAGGATCGCCGCCTTGGTTGGCTTCACGTCCTTGGGAGTACGCTCCCGTGCTGTTGCCTCACGCGGCGCCGGACTCTCATCGTCCTGTTTCCCGCTGGCCGGGCTGGCTGCCGTTCCTACGTTCTTCTTGTCCGCCCGCTTCTTGGATTTCTCCGTCTTCACTTCCGGGGTCTCGCCGCGCCGGGCATCGGCGATCAAGCTCTGGGAGCACCCGACCAGACGGGCAAGGTCCTTGTCCTTCATCTCTCCCAGGTCGGCATCGAGTACCGCCATCTCGGCCGCGTGCCGCTTCTCGGCGTTCGTCATGGGAGCACCGTGGTGGCCGTTCTCCCCCAGGGCGAACCGGAGAGCCCGAGACTTTGTGCCCTGTCGGTAGACGGTCGGGATGGTCTCGGCCTTTTCCGCCAAGGCCGCGTCGATCCGGTGGAACCCGTCTGCGATCCAGCGTGGTCCATCGTCGGTTTCGTAGAAGACGGTGATGGGATCCATCGTCCCTACCTTGCCGTCCTCTCCGTTGTCCTTCATGATCTTGCGGTAGCGATCGACCTTCGCCGGATCGATCCCTCCGCGAACCTGGAGGGAGTGGTCGTACGTCAGGACCAACTCCAACGGTGCGCATTTTTTCTTGTCGGTTGCTATTGTCGGTGTCACTTCGGTGTGCTCTCCATGGCATCCAGAGTAAACCCCCTCCACTATAAAGTCAAGACCTTTCCTTTTGGGCAAACAAAAACCCCGGCGCGAGTGGTCTCGAAACCGGGGTCATGGCGCCGAGAAACTGGGGGTTAGCACTTCGGCAAAGGGAGATACGGTTTCAACACCGGGCGATACCCCAACTCCACGAGCCGATCATTCGGAAGCCACCAATCGCCATCCTCAACCCATCCCATTCCGCGCAGCACGTCGTACGGCGTGAGTGGGTTGCCTGGACCGGCGTTGCTGATTCCCGTCTGTTGGGAGATCATGCCTTCACCGGAGCAGTAGGAACGGGCGGTGGCGGAGCGGGAGGTGGGTCGGCCTTAGTGATCACAGAAGTTTGCGAGGACTGGCCGGGTTTGGGATCTCCCGCCTGCTGTGGCATGGACCTACCAAACTTGTAACTGATGACGGAAGTGAAGGCGATGGCGATCACTTCCGTAACGCGATCCGCTGCCTTTGAGTATGCTGGGACGACGAAGAATGAGAGCGCCGCCAGGAACAGTAGTGCTGCCCCAAGCTCGACGACTAGCCAGCTATCACCGCTCATCTTTTCATTCATCTCGGCCTCTATACGATAGGGTGCGATGCTTGGTCCGCGTCGATCTTAGAGATCAACGCATCGGCGGCCGTGTCGTTGGTCCCCGTCATGGCAGACAGGACAGCGATCAACTCGGCATCGCTCATTTGCGGATACTGCTTTCTGAACTCCATCACCGCCTTGAACAAATTGGCGACCGCTGGAATCCCGGTAGCAGCGAGTCCGAGGAGCGCATTCAAGCTTTCCTGCGTCATAACGTAGGCCCTCCCACCGCACCGCTGATCTGATTCACGATCAGCACCACCGAAGCGATCAGCACCCGCGCGGCTGGTGAGACATGAGCCTGGACTTCTCCCAGCCCCAAGGAAGCCATAGTTTGCAGGATTTGAACCCGTTGCACCGCCCAGGTGTCACCAGAGCGTAGCTCCTTGTCCACCTTCTTCATAGCGACCGCACCGGACCGGCAAACGTTCTCAATAGTCCGGACGTCGGCTGCATCCACCTTTCCCGCATCACGAGCCGCGATTGAGGTGGTAACCGCTCCATCGCACGCGGCGATGAACGCGCCGGCCGCATTGGCTACAGTGATCTGCGGCGGAGTCGGAGGGGGAGGAGTTGATGTATTCGGAGCTTTGCCGGCGCAGGACACGAGGCAGAGGAACAATAGGGCCACGGCAGCTAAGCTAAGTTTTCTGTTTCGGAAATTCCGCATTCGTTTTTCTCCAATTGGTACTGCTAACGTTAGCACCCTTATGATGGACTTTACTCGGGGTAAAGTCAAGGGGTTACTCTTCTGAGTCTTGGGCGGCCAGGGTCGCCTGGAACTGCCCTGCATCCCACTCGTCATGGCTCCGCCCTGGTGGGTATGGGTTGGAATCGTTACCCTTCAACTCGCTGCCGGGCCATTCGGCCTCCATGTATGCCACCCATCCCTGTATGCGCGGGGTGAGTTTCTGGTACTCGGCCAAGGTAACTAGCCCCTTCTTCTCGGAAGGTTGTATCATGCTACCTCCGCCAGTCGATCGAACTCCGCCATCAACGCTTCCCTGGTGGATTCCGGGAAGTCCTTGTTGAGCATCCAGTGGCCGAACCCCGGCTCGTCGCTCACCTTCTTATCCCGCTGCGGGCCAAACGCATAGCGGGCGTCTCCATCCTTGTCGCGGTAGAGTTTCCCAGCGACGTCGATGTACGGGTTATCCTGGATCCGCGAGAAGTCGGCGA